GATGGCTGGGAGTTCATCAGCACCCGCAGCTTGGAGAATACCTATGGCTAAGTCCCCGGCATGGCAGCGCAAGGAAGGGAAGAATCCCGCAGGTGGCCTAAATGCCAAGGGCCGCGCCTCCTACAATAGGGCCAACCCGGGCAAGCCCGGACTCAAGGCGCCGCAGCCGGAGGGTGGTCCCCGTAGGGATAGCTTCTGTGCCCGCATGAAGGGCATGAAGAAGAAGCTCACCAGCGCCAAGACTGCCAACGATCCCAACTCCCGCATCAACAAGTCCCTGCGGGCGTGGAACTGCTGACATGGCGAAGTCCACCCCCAAGAACCCCAAGCTGTGGGCTGCTGCCAAGGCGGCGGCCAAGCAGAAGTTCGACGTGTACCCCAGCGCGTATGCAAATGCATGGGCCGCCAAGGAGTACAAGAAGAAGGGTGGGAGCTGGGGAGGCGCGGACAACCGCGTGAAGAAGAAGTGAAGGGCGGACTGGGCAAGTGGTTCGGCGAGAAGTGGGTTGACGTAAAGACGGGCAAGGCCTGTGGCCGGAGTGGCGCAGAGAAGTCCAAGAGGGGCTACCCCGCCTGCCGTCCTGCCGCCGCTGCCGCCAAGATGTCCCCCGCGCAGAAGGCCACCATGGCCCGCAAGAAGACTGGTCCTGCCAGGAAGAGCTGGCCGGTTAGCCCCTCCGGGGTAAGGAAGTAAGGAGACTACCATGGCGAAGAACTGGATTGCTGGTGCCATCAAAAAGCCGGGTGCGCTGCGCTCTGCCCTGGGTGCCAAGAAGGGTGAGCCCATCCCCGCTGCCAAGCTGGCAAAGGCAGCGAAGGCCCCGGGCAAGATGGGCCAGAGGGCGCGCCTCGCCCAGACCCTCAAGGGGTTCAAGAAGTAATGTTGCCCCTCGTCACCGCCCTGCTGCCCGTCCTCGGTGGTCTCCTCGACAAGGTCATCCCCGACAAGGCGCAGGCGGAGAAGGCCAAGGCCGACATGCAGGTGCGCCTCCTTGAGATGGCGCAGCAGGGTGACCTCGCCCAGATCGAACTCAACAAGGTGGAGGCTGCCAGCGACGGCATCTTCAAGGGCGGGTGGCGCCCCTTCATCGGCTGGGTCTGCGGCGCTGCCCTCGCCTACCAGTTCATCGCGAGGCCCATCATGCCTTGGCTCCTTGGGGTGGCGGGCATGCAGGTGCCTCCGATGCCGGGCCTTGACGGGATGCTGTGGGAGCTGGTCTTCGCCATGCTGGGCATGGGCGGACTGCGCAGCCTGGACAAGCGTCTAGCCTCTTAACACGTCCCCCGGATACGTACAGAAACCGAGGATATCTTAACATGAAGGACAACTTCGAGGCCTGCCTCGTCGAGGTGCTGAAGCACGAAGGCGGGTGGGCAGACCACCCCAAGGATCCGGGCGGGGCCACCATGAAGGGTGTCACCATCGGCACCTACTCCACGTGGCTGGGCCGCCAGGCTACCAAGGATGAGTTGCGCAACATTCCCAATGAGCATCTGCACCAGATCTACAAGGCGTGGTACTGGGACAAGGTGCGAGGGGATGATCTGCCTCGGGGGGTGGACCTCTGCCTCTTCGACTACGCCGTGAACTCTGGGCCCAAGAGGGCGGTGGTTGCGGTGCAGGATACCCTGCGGGTCAACCCGGATGGGGCGCTGGGTCCCAAGACCCTTGAGGCAATCAAGATGGCTGACCCCGCCACCCTACTCGGTGAGGTGTGCCAGCGTAGGCTGAACTTCCTGCAGTCCCTCCCCATCTGGGGTACCTTTGGCGGGGGCTGGGAGAGGCGCGTCAAGGAGGTGGAGACGGTAGGGAGGAAGATGTGCGCTACGTCCTAGCCCTCCTTGGGGTGCTGCTTCCCGGCATCGCGTGGGCCAACTGCGGACCCGCCGCCAACGTGGCTGGCTTTCTCCTTGACAACTTCGGGGAGAAGCCGCAGTTTACCTTCGCCTCCGACGAGATTGTGTACACATTCTACGCGGGGTCCAAGAGCTGGTCGCTGGTAGGTGTGAAGGGCAATGTCGGTTGCATCGTCACAGAAGGAAAGGCTTGGAAGTTCCATGGCACACTTTAACGAGAGCTGGGACCTGCCCCCGCTGATGGGTAGCTGCTACATGTACGGGCCGCAGCAGCCAAACCCCGAGGCGTGGAACACGCTCATGGCCAATCGCACCTTCACGCAGTTGCTGACGCTGGCCAACGATGCCCTCTTTGCCGCCCAGATGCGGCAGCAGTGCATCCCGGATAACAACTACCCGCAGTACAGCAGGAAGCTCAACAAGTGCATCCTCCTCCTGGAGGAGGTTATCAAGGAGGGCAAGTGAAGGAGGGCGACCTCTACTACCTGGAGTGGGTGGACGCCGCGACCTTGGGGGGTCACGAGTGGCGGGAGAAGCGCGAGATCGATTCGCTGCAGGCTCCCCACATCAAGACGGTGGGCTGGGTGCATAGGGTTACGGACACCAGTGTCCTCATCGTGAGTACCATGGACCTGCATGACACCAACGATCCCAGCTACTGGGGGGAGATGATGATCCCCTTGGGGTGCATCCAGAAGAAGAGGAAGTTGCGATGACCATCACGCGCGCGCAGATCCCGCAGCAGGTATCGAAGCCACCCATGAAGAAGAAGATGGCGCAGGGGAAGCCCAAGAACCTCAGTGCCCAAGCGAAGAAGATGCTGAAGGAGATCAAGCGTGGGTAACGTCTTCGACTTCCCCGGTACCAAGGCCAAGGTGTCCGACGAGGAGATCACCAAGGAACTCCTCATGGTGCTGGACGAGATGCGCAAGATCGTGGAAGACGATGCCGAGTCCATCCTCGTGGTGGGCTTCACCCGCAACGACACGGTCTATGGTGCCTTTGGTGGCCTGATGAACCCCATCGCAATGGCGGGCCTGCTTGAGAGAGTCAAGCTCCAGCTACTCACGTCCTAAGCTCAAGGGCTACTACCAGGTCACCTACCGGGGTATCGATAGCGTACCTCCTGGGTACACTGCCCATGAGTACATGCGCATATGCAACTGCCTTCACAAGGTGCAGGTGCTGAGGCGCAACTGGCTCAGCACGATGCTGCGACGGCACGTGGACGTGCGGGAGTTCGACCTCCTGGTCAAGCACCTGCAGCGCGACGGGCGCCTCCACGGCTACGAGCCCTTGCCTTCTTCGCGGGTGACGCGGCGGCGGAGGCGGATCGCACCTTGAGGATGTAGGAGTCCACCAGCTTCCGTAGCTGGAGGAGGTCGCTGAGGGCCTCCGGGGCATACCCTCCGCCCACGAAGAACTCATGCATGTGCAGGTGTTCCTGCAGGAGGGAATCGAAGGAGACAAGGGTTCGCGTCCCCTCGCCATCCCCCATGTCCACCATCACTTCGATGGCATCCCCCATGAGGTACACGCTGGTGTGCAGGGGGATCGTGAAGTTCCTGGAGTAGATATTCATGGCATCAATCCTCCGGGAAAGTCCTGTAGTTATCCTGCATGATTTCCAACTGCTGGTAGGCGAAACTGATCAGGTCCTTCATGGACTCTTCCAGCTTGGGTTCGTACCAGACTTGACCATACTCATCCTCCCATGAAGCCCCCTCCATGGCTCGCGAAATGAGTACACCTAGATCGACCTCTGCCTCATATTGCCCATTCGGCTTTATGAGTTCCTTGGCATTGGCCTTTGGCATGATCTTGAGGGCAATCTCATTGTCGATGTACTCAAGAGTGACCTTGAAAGGAGTCGTGTTAAACTCTACCGCCATAGGATTTCTCCATACTCTCCGGGTTTGAGGGTGAGAAGCTCCCAAGGGTCATAGGCGAAGGGCTCGCCGCCGTCAAGGTTCTTGTAGATCTGGCAGAAGGCGAGGGGGCGCCCGGCGAATATGCGCTGCAATGCTTCGCCGTAGACCTCGCGCAGCTTCTTCTCCACGTTGCGCTTGCGGGTGAGCTTCACCTCCACCACCACGATGGGACCCTGCAGGGGGATGACGATGATGTCGGGCTGGCACACGGCCTTGTCCCAGTAGATCCACTGCCCGTGCAGGAGGAAGGTGCTGAGGTCCCCGGTCTCAGCGAGGTGACGTACAACCTTCTTCTCGTAGAGGATACCCTTGCGCTGGATGCGCGTGGGCTTGTCCTTCGAGAGGTAGGTGGGCCTATGCCCCAGCGTTGGCGAGGACATCGAGGACGGCCCCCACGATTTCCACCGGGTTCCCTTCCTTGTCACGGAGGGCGGCATCACGCATCACTTCGAGGGGCACACCGTGCTGCAGGGCGAGGGACACCAGGGTGGCAGCGGTGCAGCAGATGGCGTAGAGGTCGGTGCCCGCACGGGGGCCGGAGATGAAGACCTCCCACACCTTCCCACCGAGGGTGGAGTAGCTGAGGTGGTAGCGTTCCCCGTTGAAGTAGAGGTCCTCGATGGTGCTTTCACGGCGCCCGGGGAGGCGGAAACGAGAAGCTGAGATTGCTGCGGACGACATAGACGGTTCCTTCCTTTTCGACGCGCACATCTACCTCGATGTCCTTCTTGCGGTAGTAGGCGCGGATGCGATTGGCCAACAGTGTAGTGTAGTGGCGGGAGCCTAGGTAGTCAGGATATTCCATCGGGGTTGTCCTTCTTCTTCTTGCCCCAGTTCATCCCGACCTGGTACTCCCAGGGTATGAGCATCGGGCGGGTCTTCCCCCAAATATCCGTCACATCCAAGGTACGTGTCAAGCATTTAAGTATCTCCGGTACAAGATTATCCTTGAGGTGCATGGGAACCTGGCAGAAGGCAGCATCATGGATGTTGTTTAGGATCTGCACTTCGGGAAGGTTCTGGTAGATGGAGAGCAATCCGTGGGATGTCATGTCCCCCACGGTGCTCTGGGGTACGTAGGCGATGGCGGCGCGCACGGTGGCGTCATCCCGGGGATTACCCCAGAAGGTACGGCGGCGACCGAAGGGAGTGACGAGGTAGCGCACGGTCTGCAGTTGCTGGGCTACCCAGATCTGCCACTTGCGCAGGAAGGGGAAGGCCTTGAAGTACTTGGCCTGGAACTCCTCGATGACGGGCAGGTCTACCTTGAGGACCCGAGATATCGTGTGAGCTGTTCCACCATAGTTAGAACCATGGGCAGCTCTCTTTGCGATATCGCGAAAGGACATCTCTCGATAGTACTTGCGATCCGCCAGCTCGCGCTTAGGTTCAAAGCCGAAGACCATAGCGGCCACCATGGTATGGACATCTCCGGATTCGATGGCTCTGATGTAATTCTCATCTCCGGCCAGGTATGCGACAACCCGGGCCTCAGCACCCTGTTGATCACAGTTGACGAAGACGTAGCCAGGATCCGGTACGAATATGCGACGGATGTAGTCATCGATGTTCTGAAGATTAGATCCCCAACCAAATGGATGGCTACTACTGCTCCAGCGCCCGGTATCCGTGCCGCCAATATTGAAGCTAGCATGCCATCGTGAGTGAGGGGAAAGGTCCTTGGTAAGGGTGTCAATGGTCTTCTCCAGGTCACGTAGCGTGAGGAGGCACAGGCAGATGGGGATGGCGCGTATGTGCTCGCGACTCAGGCGCTCCAAGGTATCGCGGTCGGTGCTGAGTTTCTTCTCGCCCTTCTTGGATACGTAGACCTCGGGGATGTAGAGGTCCTTGTAGAGGAGCTTCTTGAGTTGCACGGAACTGCGCGGGTTGATGGTGCGTCCCCACACTCCCTTGCAGATGCGATCAAAGATCTGCAACGCACGGTCGTGTTGCTCGCGTAGCTCGGCCACCATGGCGTCGCGCTTCGCGATGTCCACGAGGATGCCCCGCTCCATCATGTCGAGGACCATGGGCAGGAGGCTGCGCTCGAACTCGTAGGTGGGGCACTTGGGTATTGCCGCTGCCACCTCCTGGGTGAGCATGCCATCGAGCCCATTGTACACGAGGTACTGCAGGGGGAAGTCCATCTCAGGAAGGCTGTTCGAGTAGAGGGTCTTCACTGGTCCTGCTCCAATGCGAGCATGAGGGTGAGCATGAGGTGGTAGGCTTGGCGCCGGGGGAGGGGGATGCGATGCAGGGTTCCCTGCAGCACGACGTTGAGTGTGATGTCGCTGGTGCGCGTGGCGTAGGCCAGGGTGGGGGGCTCGTAGTTCATCGCCTCAGGGTATCGCCCTTGTCGATCATGCGCTGGACACGGCTGCGGAACAGCGAGTAGTCCAGGTCGAGGAGGTTGCACATGCCCTTGAGTTCCGTGGCCGAGGAGGAGAAGATCACGCTACGTGCAGCACGACGATGGTGCTCTGGAGTGTTGGGGTTGGTGGCATCGTCCACGGCTTGGATGATGATGGCTAGGAGGAGTTTCTCTTCTGGCACAAGGCTGCGGCCTTCAAGTGCGTCGGCCATGTAGTAGGTGATGTCGTCCCAGCCTTGGGCCACGAAGAGATCATTCATCCTTCTTGTTCCTATCCTTCACCTTGCCCTGGCGCAAGAGCTTCCATGACTTCTCGTTGCAGTAGATGCTGCCGAGGAAGCCAAGGGACTTGGGCCATTCGATCTCGTTACTATGGCTCATGAGCATGGTGTCGTCAACAACACCGGGTACCTGGATACCGTGGGCGCGGAGGTAGGTGAGATCGTAGGTGGCGTTCTGTGCCATGCGCCTAAGAGGCAGGAGGAAGAGGATCTGGATGAGGGCCCAGAGGTGCAGCTCATCCTTGAAGGAGAAGATGGTGTGGGGATTCCAGAAGGGTACGACGTAGACTTCCTTGGGGGAGGGGGCGAAGCAGATGACGGTGATCTGCTTGTCCTTGGTCTCCACGTCGAAGGCAAAGGAGCCTGACTTGAGGCAGGCATCGATGCAGAGGTGCATGTCCCGGGGGCTCTCCACTATGTGGATGCTGCGGCGCGGGAAGACACTGCGGGTCTTGAGGGATTCCTGCCATGCCTTCTTGAGGTCCATGGCAAGGACGGGCATGAGGGAGTGGTCCCTTACAATAGCCCGGGGATTGTGGGTTGGGAGGACACGACGGTCTTCCCAGTAGAGGATTGTTCCCCGGTGATCCAGCATCTTGTCGCCCGTAAGGCACCAAAGGGCAAGATCACCCAGAGGGACAATGAACTTGTGTTGCCTGCACTCGTCTCGTACTCGATTGTAATCTGGCAGGAACTCCGACCTAAGGTATCCATGCTGGTAGTGGTAGGGATTGTTTCTGGCTTCACCAGGGTATTCCTTCTTGGGGTGGAAGTAGCTGGAAGGACTGGAGAACTTGGGCATGCTGCGGAAGAGCATGGCCATGGGAGGCTTGGGCATCCCGGCGTAGCGCATGGCTATGTCCAGCATGGTCGCAGGGTAGCCCACCAGGGCGGAGCCACTGCGCACTTCATGGATGCTGGGATAGTCTAGGAGGAAGATCATGGCCCCTCAGGTATAAGTGCGGCAGGAGGCTGGAGACTGGTGAAGGAGACCGCAGTGCAAGTCTCCAGCCTTGAGGATGCTGCCGCTCACCCCTCCACGTACACTGCGGCTAGGGGAAATAGGGTGGGGGATGCCGCCCCCTCGCTCACCACTGGGCAGGTGACGCCACGTGTCAGGCGGCAGTGATGTTGACGCACTCCCAGTAGGTGCGGGTGCCGTCCTGCGACTTCGACTCGGTGAAGTCGAACTTGACCTGCTCCCCAACGATGGCGCTGGCGATTTCCACCGCCGTGCCAGCCTTGATGGCAGACGGGTTCACGCGACGCACCACGTCAGCGAGGATGCTGATGGCGGCCTTGGTATCGAAGAAGGTGGAGGACTTGAGTTCCACGTTCATCTCGACACCCTCGATGTCCTGGCCCGAGAGCGGCTCCTCCGGACGGATGAGGAAGCGCACCGTGCGGGTGCCCTTCGCAGTGGTGCCGGAGAGGGTGCCGCTGATGATGCCAGCGTACTTGCCCTTGGGGAGGAACTTGCGGCCTTCGAGGTCTTCGAGGGTGTAGATGTTCTCGGACATTTTCTTTCCTTTCACAGTTCGATCTGCTTGAAGATTGCGCCCAGATCGAATGGCGCTTCTGCATTCACCCGATGGGGTGCGCTGCATTTGAGGTAGCTCATATCACGAGTGGTCTGCGTGTGCAACACCGGCTTGCCATCCTTGCGCGAAGCGAGCCAGACGTTGTTCATGTAGCGGGCCACCACGTTGGGGAGCTGTTGACCGAGGAAGGAAGGGAAGGCGCGCATGATGCCGCCGGTCTTCTTGTTCTCGATCATGCGAATGTGGGCGATGAGGATCAGGTGGAACTTGTAGCGATCCGAGGTGAGGCGCGCAACCTGCGTCTCGAAGCGTTTGTTCATGACGCCCCAGAGGGACTGGTCGAAGCCCGCCTTGTCGTCAGCGATGCCGTTCTCCTTGAGGACTTGGGACATGCAGGTGTCGTTCCAGAAAGAGGCGCTGTCGATGACGAGCACGGTGTTGCTGTCCCAGGTGGTGAGTTCACCGAGGTCCTCGTCGGGCAGCGTCCACTTGGTGGAGATGCTTACGGACTTCTTCCACGACTCCGGGTCCTTGGCCGGGATGGAGAAGTAGGAAATGTTCTCCGCCTTCCCCGGCTTGAGGTAGGCGTTGAGGATGGCGAGGTTGTTGTCAAGGTCCACGATGCGAACCTTGTAGTCGTTGTTGGCAAGGGTGGCCAAGAGGCCGGTCTTGCCTGCACCCGGATCCCCCAGCAGGAGGAGTTTCATCCTGCGCTGGTTGGGGTGCTGAGAGAAACTTGGCATGGTTCACTCCACATGATTTCATCAAGATAAGCCCACGACATCGTCCCGTCAGGGAGGATGATGTCGTAGCTGGTACCTAGCTCCACCGTGTGCCGCTCGTCAAGCATGATCTTCACGGGGGTGCCGGGCGGGTAGCCGTTGATGGTGGCGGCCAGCGTCAGAAGACGATGCGCCATAGGGCCAGTACTCCGAAGAAGGGCAGGAGGTAGAAGGCCAGGACCCACGCCATCATGACGAGGAAGCCAACGCCAAGGAGGAGGGCGAGGACGAGGTCAGAAATTACAAGCAACTTCGCACTCAGCCAGGATGCTGCGCGAGACAAAGACCTCGCTACCCCAGCGGGCATGGAAGCCCGAATCCATTGGAAGAGATACCACACGGGAGACTCCTTTCGAGACGATGCTGAGGGCGCAGGCGCAGCACGGGGGATGGGTCGTGTAGAGGGTGGACCCTGCCGTGGGGAAGGTGGCGTTGTCAAGGACGTTGCGCTCTGCGTGTAGGGTGTAGCGCAGCCGAGACTCCCGGGTGTTGAGGCGGGAGTCATCGGCCATGCCTGAGGGGAAACCGTTGTAGCCCAACGCTACCTGTCGCTTGTCCGTACCCACGAGGACGGCACCCACCTTGGTGGAGGGGTCCTTGCTCCATGAGGATACGTGGATGGCAAGGTCAAGGAAGCGTTGGTCCCAGCTCATGCAATCCTCCAGACACGGATGCCGGGGACGGAGTCCTCCTGCACGATGCGGGAGATGAACTTCTTGCCGGAGGACTTGCCGTAGACGGAGGCGCTACCGGCAACGCGACTGCGAAGGAGTTCGGGATTGTCACCCTGCTGGAAGAAGGAGTCTCCGACTTCCATTTCCTGGAAGGGGTAGATGCGCTTGCGGCCAACGGCTGCAGGGGGGACGGGGATGTTCTTCTGGATGGGGATCATTTGGATTTCCTTTCAATGGCAAGTTTGTAGCCCATGGTGTTTAGGACGGCAGTGAGTGAAGCGATGGTTGGTGAACCTCTGCGGAACCAGCGGCGCGGTGTCTTGGTATCGACACCAGCCCGCCGGTAGATCTGGGTAACATAGCCTGGCCGTTGCTTCAAGAGGGAATGTAGTTCCTTCAGCACGGGCTCGATGCCGGAGGCATGACCTCTGAAGCGGCGCTGCGCCAAGGCTATCTGGTGTGGGTGCTTCATTTCTTCTTTCTCCATCGGCGGGTCATGGCTTGCCCTCCAGTGCATTGCGCGCAATCGTCCACGGGTCGTCAGCAAATGGCCCCTGTAGTGCGATCCGATACAGAGCCGTGTGCATCTTCTCGTTCTCCGCGCGCAGCTTCACGATCACGTCTCGCTGAGCGATCAGGGCTGCCGCGACGAAAAGGGTGGCTGCTGCCGCAAAGAGGCGGGTCATGGCTTGCCCTCCAGCGCCTCGCGCGCTCGGTGTCCGCCATCGCTCATGATCGGAGGCTCCCAGATGAAGATCGCAGCGGGGTCAGGATCGCCGGGGTTGCGACGCTCGACAGGGAAATGGTTGCGCGGATCGGCGTACCAGCGCAGCGCCTCGCGCAGCCGTCTCACGGTCTGTCGCTCAGCGTCTAGCGCCCCCTCCAACTGTCGGACACGCATCGCAACGTAACGGTCCTCTAGCTGCGCGCGTAGCCCCTCGATCTCGTCGGCCAGCTTGTTGACGAGGCAGCCGATGTGGTCGGCCTCGCATCCTTCGTAGTGCGTTGGTGCGACGTGCGTATGGCGTCGCGCTAGTGCGATTAGGTCACTCATGGGTTGCCCTCCAGCGCCTTGCGGCGCAACTCATCAAATAGCAACGCGGCTGTTCCAGCCATAAGTCTTTCGCTGCCGAGATAGACAACTGCAATGAACCCGGGATAGGCTGACGGTGACAACGTCAACCAGACGGAGCCATCGGCATTTGTGTCGATCTGAATTGCGCTCAGCAACTCGCGCATCCGCTTGTTGTTTTCGCGCAGCTTCTCGACCTCGGCCTTATGCTCCTCGCGCTCTTGCCTGACGTGAGCATCCTGCGCTGCGGCACCATCGCAACATCCCTGTTGGGTGGCGAGATCCGCGCGCAGCCGCTCGTTCTCCGCGCGCAGCAGATCCCCGCCCTCACATGCGGTTTGATGCGCCCGATGTAGACGTTCGATCTCCGCGCGTTGCCGCTCGATCTCGATCACCGCATCAACAGCGATAGACAGATCGTCGTGGCGCGCGGCAGCTAGTGCGCGCAGAGATGTGATTAGGTCGCTCATGGCAGGGACTCCCAAAGGGCGCAGGCCCACATGATTAGGTAGGCGGCGAGGGTGATGGTGATGAGATGGGGGCGGGTCATATGCCACCCCTCTCTCGCAGGGCATGGACCTGATCGTAGCCCAGCTCGTGGACCATGTCGTGGGCCATGTCGAGGATACCCTTGAAGTCCTCGTCGGTGATGATGGTGCCGTTGCCACCGTCGCAGCTCTCGGCATCGATGACGTTGCGGAGGTCACGGAGGAAGACGGTGATGGCCTTGAGGATGGCGGCTTGGTATTTCTCCACGTTGCGGAGGGATTCCTGGGCGCGCTGCTGCTCCTCGGTGGCGTCTTCCTGGGCGAAGTAGGCTTGCTCGGGGCTGAGGATACGCATGTCACTGTTCCTTTCGCGTAAGGGTGTAGCCCGCATGGTGCAGGGCATCCAGGATTTCTTTGGCGTCCTTGATGTAGAAGCCCTTCACCTCGTCGTTGTAGAGGTTCCAGTCCTTATGTGGGAACTGGACCAGAGCGAGAGCGGATGCGATGCGAAGCACGATTTCCGGGGGGCTTTCTGTCACTGGGTTTCTCCTTGTTGAGAATGGCGATGAGGGTATCGCAGATGCGATTGCGGAGGGCAGGGGTGCATTCCACGGACACGACAACGAGGAGTTGCTTGTCTCCACGGAAGATGCTGCCGTCGATGTTCTTGTACTTCATCCCCATTGGGCAGCCATCGCATCAGCGATGCCCTGATAGGTGAGGCTGCGCAGCTTGGCACGTTGGGGCGAAGGACCCAAGTTGTTCTGTCCTGTCGGTGTCTGGTTGGCGTATCGTTGGCGCGTCAGGATGTTGGTAGGCTGCAAGGCGGGAAGACCCTTGAGCCACAGGCAGGTGCGCTTGGATGCATCCTCGCCAAACATCCACGGCTGTATGATCTGGTCAGGCTTGCGCCACCTGGAGGACATGACACCCACGGGGTTCTCGATTGCGATGCGGGGGCACTGAGAGTTGGCGAAGAGCATGAAGAACTCGCTGGCTTCCTGCGTGAGACTGTCCCTCCCGGGGATGCGAGAGTTCCAGTGGATACCGGAGGAGCTGAGGTAGGTGCAAGGAGGAAAGGCTACGATCATGTCCCAAGGTTGGGAGAGGAGGGGAACCACGTCACCCTGCACGTGGGGGCCGGGAGTTTCGGAAGGGAGGAGATCACAGGAGATTGCGTCGTGACCCCGTGCGATGAAGGCATCACGGACACGACCGCTGTACTCACAGGCTACGAGGATTCGCATTCTGCATTCTCCTTGGGATGAAGTCCTGGTACCGGAGGTTGCCCATCAGCATGGAGAGATGGCGCTCCCTGTCGCTGGGCGGTTCGGGCTGCAACGCGAGACGGAAACGTCCCTCTTCGCGCAGCACTATGCGCTGGCGAAGCATGAGGTTCAAGCGAGAATTGGCGGCGTGGATGGGGACCCCGGCAAGAGCTGAGATATCTTCCGGGGTGAACCATCCTAGCTGCTCAGAGATCTGTTGGTAGATCTTCTTCGACCACTGCATTTCCCGCTGGCGCTTGGCGTGCTGCCTTCTGAGGGCAGAAAGGCGCTGCGCTGCAGTATTCGTCGCATCGGAGGTAGAGGGCGGGACGTTCTTCGACATAGAGTTTCCCCTTGTCAGACTGGGTGGAGATGAAGGACTCGGCCTCACTGAGGGAGGAGCAGAGCTTGATTGCAGTCTTGCGTCCATCCTTGCGCACTGCCCACTTTCCGGGACGCATCCACATCTCGTCGGGAGTGCAGGGTTCCGTGTTGCTGCGATGCAGGAGGACACGCTGGGTGATGCGCTGCGTTGCGGTGGCATGGTCCCAGAGGGTGAGGGGTACCATGTGGATCTGCTGCTGCGGGTAGGTGAGGTTGCGCTTGGCCTCCAACCTGGAGAAGTCCTTGATGAAGACGATGGCCATGAGCGCCTTGGGTTCCTCGCCGTGCTGCCGCATCAGCCAGGCGTAGGTGTTGAGCTGGTTCTCCCAGTCCTCACGATGGGTGGCATTCATGAATGCCTTGGCCGAGGTGACCTTGTAGTCGAGGATGGTGGAGGCTTCCATGGTGTAGCGGTCGAACTCACCGGAGAGGGTGAGGCCCTCGATGTTGGCGAAGAGGCGCATCTCCTTGAGGTTGGAGGGATCGTGCCGCTTGATCTTCTCGTGCACTGCGGTGCCGATGAAGGATGCCACGTTGTCGTCGATGTCCATGTAGATCTCGTCGTCGTGCTTCTTCACGAGGGAGACCATCTGCGGTGGCTTCCACAAGGAGGTGACGGAGATGTCCGCACCCCCGTTGTCGTAGCTGGGGATGAGGGCGGAGGCCACTGGTTCGGGGATGTTGTTCCTGTTGGTGTAGTGCATGGTGTTCTCCTCAGAACGGGGGATCGAAGAGGTCGCCACTCATGTGGCGGGTGAGGTAGTCGCTGGCTATGCGGCGGAAGAGGTTGGCGGTATGGAAGTCGCCAGCCCAGTCGGCATCGTTGGCGAGTTCGTGGAACTCACGATGCTTTTCCAGCGTCGTCGGTATCTTGTACGGGGTTGGGTTCATCGCCTCTTGCCTTTCTGATCTTGGACACGAGGTCCCTGAGGTTGGTGATGATGGCTTCGACATCCTCGTCGGTGACGGTGTCGATGTTGTCGAGCTTGCGGAAGATTTCGGAGGGTCTCAATGCTTGGTGTCCTTGTCCTGGAGGGCGAGGTAGATCTCGGTGATGCGGTGCTGGAGAAGGTCGAGTGCATCCTCGATCTTGTCCGTCTTCACGCATAGCACGAGGTCGGATGCGATGAGCTTGGTGTAGAACTCCATGCGGAAATTGAATGCATCGACACCGGACATGGTGCGGGACAGTTCGTGGAGGTTGCGGATGACGTGTACGCCGAGGGCTTCGATATCTTCCATCATGTTCTCCTTGAAAGGGAGGTCCCCCCACCCGGGGCAGGGGGACCAGGTTGTCAGAAGGGGCACTCGTCGTAGACGCCAGTGTCGAGGGGCTCGGGGTTCTCCACCTCGCGGAGGACACGGAGGGAAGAGACCCGCACCTTGGTGTTGTGGTAGTCGATGGGCACGGAGACCACGTCGGCAGGGCTCACCTCGCACATGAGGGTACGTGCACCACCGAAGTTGCGGAGGTACTCGTAGCTGCAGACATGGAGGCCTTGGCTGCAGGTGCGCTCGGGGTCATCGTCCACCATGTCACGAGGCATCGTGTGGGTGGAGCCCACCGTGTACTGGTTGGACCTGCCGGTGTGCACGTCGTAGTAGTTGTCCTTCACCTTCTTGAAGAAGAGGAGGTTGCCATCGGGGGTGATGGCGATGTTGTTGGTGCTGACGAAACGCCAGAGCTGGTTGCGGCTGCGCATCGAGGGGTTCTGCAGCACCTTGTCGAGGAAGTGCATGAGGGGCTGGATGTCGAAGCCCTTGTCCCTCATGGTGAGGATATGGGGGACGAGGGAGTGGTCCACCGCCACGCCGTTGCGCAGGATGACGTTGCCCTGCAGCACGAGAGAGGTGCCAGCGTAGGTGGAGATGGCGACGGCGGGGGACATGGCATCGATGGCCTCGTCCCACAGACCCTGCCGCACCAGGTCGAGGACCTTGGTGAAGGAGGGAGAGGAGGAGTCGAGGGTGTGGGTGTCACCGTCGCGGATGATGGTGACGGTGTTGGTGGTGATGAGATGAGGGTACATGGTAGCTCCTTTCACTTGGTGATGAGGTTGATGATTGCGGTGCAGTCATGCCTGGAGTGCAGGATGCACTTCAGCATGGGGTACTTGCGGAAGAGGTCGTCCATGGTCTTGTTCCAGTTCACGGGAGAGGCGGACCACAACTTGGGGAAAGCGGCGACAACGTCGGGGACAGTCATGCCAGAGGGGGCGGGCGGGAGCAATTGCAACTTGTGCAGGGCTGCCCTGCACTGGTCGCCTACCTCGTACCGGACATAGCGTTGGTAGGATTCGTACCCCACGACACGGGTCTCGTTGCGGGCGATCCACCTGCGGACATAGAACTCAATATCGGGGAGGAGATTGGTGGCACCCTTGCTCTCGGCAAAGGCTACGGCGGTGGGGGAGATCACAAAGAAGCCGCAATCGAACAGGTCCTTGATCTGATTGTAGAGGTCGGCGCACATGTCGAAAGTCTTGTCCCCGATGGTGATCTTGCCGTCCTCCACCACGAGGTAGTGCGAGAACCGATCGGTGGTGGGTACACGACGGTTCCCCACGTAGGTGTAGAGGATGCGCTGCCTGCGCTTCTTGGGGATGTCGATGCTGGAGGTGCGAATGTAGGGAATGCCGAGGAGGTCCAAAGGCTTGTGCTCCGTGGCACAGATGACCTTGTGGGTGCCTGCCTTGGAGTGGTGGTGCTGGACACGACGCAGCCAGTCGTCGCTGTCGATGAGGTAGACCTCGTCGTTGGGCTTCCAGTAGGCGTAGTACTCGTGGCCATGATCACGCCTCCACTTGACGCGGCGACGTTCGCGGGAGTCGAAGATCCAGTACTCGCTCTTGCCTCGGTTGTTGCTGTCTGTGCCTGGTTCGAGGGCCACGCCATGTGCGTTGTTGACGTTGTGCCCACGGAAGTTGACGGTGAGGTCGAACCAGATGCCTTGGACGCGCTGGAAGACAGAGGCTGCCGAGGTGAGGGTGGGAAGGATTTCCTTGAGGTGGGACTCGTATGTGGTGCGAGCCTGCGTCGTGCGGTAGACGATCTGCTGGATGAGCTGCGGGGTGTAGACGACTTCCTCGCGGGATGCGGTGACCTCGATGGTACCGATGGGGAACTTGAGTGCGATGGGGCTGTAGCTGTAGAGGTTGGAGATCTTGTTGTGGTCGAGGGGGTAGGCCACGGGACCCACGAGGATGAAGGGCTTGCCTTGCTCGAAGAGGATGAAGTCGGGATGGTCGAAGACGATCTTGGGAGTGGGGAGTTCGCCACCCACGACGATGGGGCGGGGCTCGAAGAACTGGATCTGGGAGAGGGCTTCCTGCCAGGCGTTGTAGTTGGTGCTGGGCACGGAGATCTCGAGTCCGGTCTCGTCGGAGGGCTTGCTGTCCGTGAGATGGAGGCCGGGCATGCCATCGCTGCCGATGCTGGCGATGTAGGTGCTGCATACACCGTTGTGGAAACTGCGGATGGTGAAGCTGTTGGAGACGGCGAAGGGGGACTTGGCACCGAGGCCGAAGCCACCGATCTGGGAGTTGGTGTTGCGCTTGGTGGAGTTGCCGAAGCGGGTGAAGATGTTGACCATGTCGGAGGGGGAGAGGCCGGGACCGTAGTCACGGATCACGAACTTGGCAGCGAGGGGACTCGGCATGTGCAGTACCATGGGCTTGGTGCTGCAGGCGTCGAGTGCGTTGGATGCCAGCTCGCGAAGGATGCTGGCAACGGGGTTGGAGTAGAGGCGAGAGGTGAGGGCGCGGATCATCACCGCGTTGCTCTCGATGGTGAAGTCGCAGACCTTGGTGAGGCCAGCGGACTCGTGGATCTGGGAGATGTTGATCTGCATTGGGTTACCTCATAATGAGAAAGAACAGGATGACGAGAACTGCAACGGCGAGGACGTTCACAGGGTGTCCATCTCGCTCCGCAGGGCAGGCTTGTAGGTGTTCACTGCACGACGCAGTCGGTGTCGATCCTCCACGTCGAGGGTTCCGATGTGGCGCTTCTTGCGGAAGGTGTGCCACGTCTGGGACAAGACGATGAAGCTCTGACGGTCGAGGCCCGTGGGTTCCAGGTTGGTGATGGGAATGCTGGTGCCCCACGGTTCGTCGTAGATGGGCAGAGCCAGGCGCTGGGAGAGGACGAGGGCCGGGCGCACCGTGTTGCTGGGCGTGTTGACGATGTAGATCATGGGCGTCCCCTATGGTCGAGAGCTGCACGTTCTTCCTCGGTTCGCTGATAGAGGGGACCCTCCACTGAGAGGAGGGCACACTCCACCTGCCACGCCTCACGGGCTGCCTCGGGTGTCTTGCCGTAGCCGGAGACGGTAAGGGAACCGTAGGGTTGGCGGTGTTCGTGGAGACGCACCTCGGGGTGGTAGAGCTGGAGTGAGAGGCTCATGCGATCCTCCAGACGCGGATGCCTTCCGGGGTGGTGCGATAGGTGAACTCGCCCCTGCCTCGGCGCTTGTGGTAGGAGACGAGGGCCCTCATGGTGGGCTTCAAGGACAGGCGAACCAGGAAGGATTGCCCCACCTTCATGGTGTTGAAGGGATACTTGCAGGGACGACCCTTGGCAATGGCGGGGACAGGGACGTTGGACGTTAGCTTGAACATGGGGGAACTCCTTAGCGGACGAAGGTGTTGTTGGCCTTGGCCTTGCGGCCCTTGGGAGTGAGGCCAACGACCACTCCCTTGGGATCAAGGTGCCGGAGATCGTGGAGGTCACCGTCGATGACGGGGAAACCCTCCCACGTGGTGGGCATGGAGTGGAAGACCATGGCCACGTTCTTGCCAGCACGGAGGAACTGGCGGCACTGCGCCAGGTTGGACTCGGATGCGCTGAAGGTGAGGTGGTAGTTCGGGGGAAGGGTACGCTGCATGCGGTGGGGGTTCTTGGTGTAGTCGGTGAACTGGATCTCGGGAAAGGCACTCATGATGTTGGGATAGGTGATGCCGTTGCGCACCACGGGGATACGCTCCCAGCCGATGTCGGTGCTGCCATCGGGACGGGCACAGGGCTGGAGCTGGAGGGAGAGAGCCTTGCAGAGGAGGGACTCGGTGGCCTTGACCATGTCCCGGAGGTAGGCCGGGCGGTCCTGCATGAAGCGACGGGCCTTGTCGATGCGGGACTGGCGGACGCTATTGAGGCCGTCCCCCTTCACCATGGCGGCGTGGCCGGAGTACCAGCCGAGGCACACTTCCCGGCAGGCCGGGGTGCTGTATGGGCAGAGGTTGCCCGCACCACCTAGGGTGTGGGGTGCCATGTAGTGGATGGCGTTAAGCCACCCGTGGGCCTGGGCCTTGGAGGCCTTGGCGTTGTCTATAGAGTAGATACGGTTCTGCATGGGTTATCTCCGGAATGGAGGGAAGAACGGGGCGGAGCATGGCACGGACGGGGCGCGGCGAGTCATGCAAAGTTTGCATGGCAGCCATGCGCCGTCACTTGGGTTCGAAGGAGATGATGGGTTCATCACCCTGCATGATGCGGTAGTCCTCCCAGGTGGTGTAGTCGGATTTGTAGCCGTCCTTGTATGCCAGGCGTTCCTCGATGAGGATCTCCCAGAGTTCGTCGAGGGCCTGGGAGAGCAGGTCGTAGCTGCCCTCCAAGGGTTCCCAGCCGCTGAGGGAGCGGGTTTCGATGGTGAACATCTCAGACCTCCATGATGAGGCCGCTGAAATCTGCGAAGTCCGTGAGGAAGAGGCGAGCCTCCTCTCCCCACGAGCGTTCTTCCGGATCCCACGAAAGGGCAGCATCATCGTGGTAGTTCTGGAGGAGTTCGAGCATGTCGAGGGACCAAGGACGCAGAGAGGGGATGTCGAGGAGGTCGGGGTAGAGCTTGACGAGGCGCGTCACTACCTTGGCCTCCATGCCGGAGTCATAGAGGTCATCGGGGATGAGCCATCCCACGGCGCACTTGACGCCATCCTTTCCACGGTACTGGCAGAGGGGGGAGGATCCCTCCAGTAGGTGCATGGAGGGATGGGATGCCGCGATGAGGTGGCGGCAGAGGAAGGTGAAGGACTCTTGAAGGGTCATGTCAGACCTCCATGATGAGGTTGGCGTCGTTGGCGAAGTTGGCGAGGGCTTCCCGAATGAAGCGTTGCCAGTCGCTGGCGAGGTTGCCCTCCCGGCTGAACTTGTGGGCAGCATCGTCGTGGTACTGCTGGAGGAGTTCCAGTTCTTGGGGAGTGAACTGGGAGATCATGGGAGACTCCCGGAGGGCCGGGTAGTTTTCCAAGAGTTCGTTGCTCCCAAGGTCTTCCATGCCTCGGGAGTAGAGGGAATCGGGGATCATCCAGCCCACGGCGCAGCGGATTTCCGCTCCGCCACGGTAGAGGCACCCGAGGCGTCCGTGGCGCATCTCGGCGGATGGGTGGGCTTGAGAGAGCAAGCCCTTGACTACGTGGTTGAAGACGGATTGGCGCATGTCAGTAGCTCCACGAGAGGGTGTAGGAATGGGCGAGGCGCTGGACGCGCTTGCGGAACTCGTCGTTGAACGAGGTTCCTTCAAACCTACTATCCACGGCTGCGTTGTCGTGGCAGTCCTGGAGTTCCTTGAGGAAGTCGGATTCCTCACGGAAGGCCGCCTGCCACGTGGGATTGGAGGTGGGCACCATCTGGCCCACGATCTTAGGGCTGTTGTTCTCCATCTCTCTGCTGTAGTTGTCCTCGTCGATGAGGAAGCCCACGGCGCAGCAGAGGGGCTGGTTGTGGGTGCCGCTGCGATAGAGGCACACGGAACCCTCCATGGAGGGCTTTCCCTGTGCCAGCATGCGCGGCACAACGTGGTCAATGACGGCTTGGCGGAGTTCACGAGGGGTCATGTCAGGCTCCTCACTGCTTGGGAGACGTTGCGGATGGGGCGTACACTTCAGAGGTGAAACCGCAGCTACCCTAGGCAACGTGCCAGTTTTCCTCGTCGTAGAGCACGACGCTCTCGCTGCCGTCGTACTCGGCGACCCGGAACCGGGTTCCCTCGGGGACCCACCAGACCATCAGGTTGATGAGGCCTCCCCGGTAGACCCCGGGGTACCGGGTTTCTACGTACTTCGTCAGGTCGGTGAAGTGCCGACCCTCTTCCAACATCTTGACGATGGTGGGATCCCAGAGGATGCTGGGGTACTCCGGGTTTGCGGTGTACCACCCGGCACCGAAACCGGGGCTGATGAGGACGGCCACCTTGCCGTCACGGATGAGCTTGTCCATGTCAGGCTCCCTTGAGGAAGGTACGGAGTTCAGCCTTGCACCTCTTGGCGGTATCGCCCTTCCAGGAGGCTGCATTGGAGAGGAAGTAGCGGATGATGCTGGAGGCATCGTCGTAGCCGTAGCGCGAGGTGTGGTCGATGAGGGAGTGCATGGCCCTGAGGTAGGGCACCGCACCGAAGTATGGGGATTTCCAGTCGCGCTGGATTTCCTCAGCGATATCGCAGAGTGGCCTCATTGCTAGCTCCTGTGAAGGGCCTCCAGGAACGGAGGCGGTTGGTAGGGTCGGGAGGGTGGCACGCGGCCGGGCCGGGCGCCAGCGCCAAAATTGCATGGCGGCCATGCGCCGGGCGCGGGGCGGGCTGGCACGAAGATTGCATGGGTGAGGGGGATGGGGAGCAGGTGCTCACCCGTAAGTGGTTGATTTCAAAGGGAGGGTGAGGGTTGTGAGGGTTGTGAAGGTTGTTTTTCTTTCTCAGGAAAGGAAGAGAGTAAGGGGAGATGCGGCAAGGGAACCTTCACAACCTTCACCCCGGTGGAATTGCTAGTAGTTTCAAGGGGTTGCGGGTGAGGGTTGCTAGAGTTGCTAGTGTGCTTGGGAAATTGCTAGTGATATGAGGGACTTGGAGGGCCTGGAGGCCTTGCAGGGGTGTGCAGTGGCGCGGAGTACCTTCACCCCGGAGGGCCTCTGGAGGGCTGGAGGCGTTTTCGATAACGTGGCGCTGGGCTGCAACGGATCACCCGGGCAACGCAAGTGCATTTTCTGCATGGCACCTATGCGCCTGGAGCATGACGATTTCCTTTGACACGGGACCCGGATTTGTGGCAGCCGCGACGATGCAATGTTATAACGTAACCTTAGCGGCGCCTGGAGCGGAGCGGCGGAAATGTCAAATGCAAAATGCGCCGCAACGGGGCGATAAAACCACGTCAAAACGGACTAAAACCTGGCGCAAGCCTCTTCACACGCGGCGCGAAACGTGAGCAAATGGCGATGCCGCGTTCCTGCGGCGCAACGGCCCGATGGGCCAGATAGGAGAGAGAGCATGAAGACGACGCACAAGCCCGGCCTCGCCAACAGTGACGGGAAGATGATCAGGGCTCCGGAGAGCCGCCCGGTGTTGGAGTTTACCGCGAATATCAAGCTTGATCCCGGGAGCGACTCGGAGCCCGGCAAGATGCGCCTAAAGGCTGGCGCGGAAAAGGCTTATCAGCCTTTGGTTATCGCGCTTGGCAACGGTATCCAGTTTCGCGGATCGGTGTTTGTCCCGGCCAAGCTACTGAACGACAAGGCCAAGGCCCGGGCGCGCGCGAACATGGATGCGGTGGAAAAGGCCAAGGCCGCCGCGAAGGAAGATGGCCCGGCGCCCGGCAAGCTGGCAGACGGGAGCATCGGGTGATGAAGGGCTGGAAGAGGATCGCCGGGGGCGGCGCGCTTATGCGCACCGTTCCTCAGCCGGAAACGTATGACGCATGGCTTGGGCGCGTGGATGCCCATCTGCGTTCATGGGGGCTGACCCTAGATGACTGCGACGTGGATGCGCGGGCCATCTGGAACGCGTATCAGAGCGACGCGCCGCCGCTGCGAGTAGCACGCAAGATCGTGCGTGCCGGGCTGCACTGGTAGACGCGTTGCACCGCTAGATCGGCAAGGGCCTCCGGGGGCAGTAGCTCCCGGGGGCTTTGCCATGCCCGGCTCCAGGACTTGGAATGATTCTAATTCGCAACGGGGCCGATTCGATCTGGCGTGCGCGTTGCTACCCCCCGGGGAAAAACATGCCGTATGTGCTTGGGGGATTTGGGGGACCCCTCCCACGGAAATTTTCAAATTTTGGGTTGCACCCGGGACCCACATGCGCTATACTTGGCACATGTCCTGCGAGAAAATCCTAGATACCCTTCTCCACAGCACGCTGGCCCTCTCCTTGAAGACCCAGCACTTCCACTGGTGCGTCACCGGACCCACCTTTGGACCCCTCCACAAGCTCTTCGGCAAGCAATACTCCGAACTCCAGGAGGCTGCCGACACCCTCGCAGAGCGCATCCGTGCCCTGGATGCCTTTCCCCACGCCCACAACTCCAACGCCGACGCGGAAGCCGTGGATCCCATCCCCGCCAAGCCCCCAAAATACACAAAGATGCTGGAAATCCTGGCGCTGGACCACGAAAAGCTGGCCCTCTTTGCCGCGCGCACCTCTTCCCTCCTCGCGGAGAGCGACCCGGCCACCTCCAACCTCCTCGCTGAGCGCCAGATGCAGCACCAGAAGGCCGCCTGGATGCTGAAATCCCACCTCGCAGCGTAATTTTCGCTTGCACGAGGGCCCCAAGTGCCCTAGAATTTGGGCATGCGCGCCCTAATTACCGGAATCGGGGGCCAGGACGGCTCCTACCTCGCCAACTTCCTCACTCGCAAGGGCTACGAGGTCCACGGAGTGGTGCGTTCGCACACGCCCAACCTCGTGAACCTTGACTTCTTCCAGTTGCGGCCCCACATTACCCTCCACGTGGGCGATGTATCCTCCCCGGGGGACATGCGCCGCATCGTCGAGATGGGCTTTGACGAGATCTACAACCTCGCAGCGCAGAGTTTCGTGGGTTCCTCGTGGGACACCGCCACCAGCACCACCCACACCAACGCCCTGGGGCCCCTCCACATCCTCGAAGCCCTGCGGCAGGTCTCCCCGCGCACCAAGTTCTATCAGGCCAGCACCTCGGAGATGTTCGGGAACTCCCCTGCCCCGCAGGACGAGGACACCCCCTTCATGCCCCGCAGCCCCTACGGCGTGGCGAAGCTCTACGGGCACCACATCACCAAGAATTATCGCGAATCCCACGGGCTCTTCGCCTGCAGCGGCATCCTCTTCAACCACGAGAGCCCTCTGCGGGGACCCCAGTTCGTCACGAGGAAGATCACGCTGGGACTCTCCGAGATCCTGGCGGGACGCGCAAAGCACATCGCCCTCGGCAACCTTGAAGCCCGGAGGGACTGGGGTTTCGCCGGAGACTACGTCCGGGCCATGTGGATGATGCTGCAGGCACCCCAGCCGGGGGACTACGTGGTGGCCACGGGAGAGTCCCACAGCATCGGGGACTTCCTCTTCCACGCCTTTGACCGCGTGGGGCTGCGCTGGGAAGACTATGTCGTAAGGGATCCCAAGTACTACCGGCCCGCCGAGGTCAACTGGCTGGAGGGCAACCCCGCCAAGATCGCAACCTTGGGTTGGGAGCCGGAGGTGAGCTTACGGCAGCTCGTGGCCAAGATGGTGGACTGGGACTGTTACGGCAGACGGTAGCCATGCGCTAAGCTGGCGCCACAAAAAGACCCCCGCCGCAAAGACCCTACGAGATGTGGGGTTTCTGGGCGGGGGCAAGGTAAACAGGACAAGCTGACAAAACGTGGTGGGTGCCCGGCCCCGCAGGGTCACAGGCATGTTCCGGGATGGAACGGGGCCAAGATACGCTGTTGGCGCGTGGGCGCAAGTCACATATTGTTACGGATTGTTGCAACGGGGTGAGGGTTGTGAAGGTAGGGCCGGGAGGCTCTTCAGAGCTAAGTTGTTGATTTGCAAGGCAGGGTGAGGGTTGTGAAGGTTGTGAGGGTACTTTCTCTAAAGTGGAGAGAGAAAGAGAGTGGAGTGGGGGAAATGTTGCAAAGTGACCCTCACAACCTTCACCCTCTTCACCCCTGCGGCTTGGAGGGTAGGGGGGTGCAACGCGGGTCTCACGCATGATGACATGATTCGTGGGGCAAGTCAACTATTCATTTTGCTGGATCTCCCGCAGGGACGCGGCTATGGTGCTCGTGCCTAGTGCAAGGAGACAAGCATGGAAGAGCAGAAAGATTCCACCATCCTGGGGCCCGCCGGGCTCTTTCGCATGGTGGCGGAGCGCCTCAAGCCGTGGAGGACTCCCAACGGGGACGTGTTCGTAGACGTATGGATGGACGCAGTCCGGCACACGGTACCCGTGAAGAGCGAGGCCTTTACGGGCATAGTGTACATGGTGGCGATGCAGGGGGCCCCCGGCAAGCTGCCGAGTGGGAAGGCCATCGACGAGATCAAGGCGTGGTGCGTGGGTACGGCCCTGGCGTCGCAGCGCATCATGAGTGCCTTCGTGCGCTTGGGAGGGGAGGCCGGTAGTCTCTGGTATGACTTTGGGGACGACAGCCGCGAGATGGTAAAGTGGCAGGGTGGTACGTGGCAGGTGGTGCGTACCACGGGGGAGACGCCAAGGTTCTACAGGCCTTCGGGGATGCTGGCGCAGGTGAGGCCGCGCGAGGGTGGGGACCTCGTGGAGTTGCTGAGGAAGCACGTGAGGTGCCAGCCAGATGACGTGTACCTGTTGGCGGCGTGGCTGGTGGGTGCCTTCAAGGTGGGCGGGCCTTACCCCGTGCTCATCATCAATGGTGAGCAGGGCAGTAGCAAGAGTACCACGACGCGACTCCTGAGGAGGTTGGTGGATCCCCACGCGAGGGACATGAGGGAGCCTCCCGGCTCTGGAAGGGACCTTGTGGCTGCCGTGAAGAATTCCTATGTGTTGGCCATTGACAACGTGTCGTCGTTGCAGAATAATCTGAGTGACTCCCTCTGTCGCATAGCCACTGGTACGGGGGCCCTGGGCGGCAGGGCGTTGTACACCGACAGCGATGAGGCAGCATTCACGGCTTGCAGGCCCATAGTGCTCAACGGGATTCCCGCCTTCGTGGAGCGGGAGGATCTTAGCAGCAGGAGCATCAATGTGGAGCTTCCTGCCATCCCGGCTTCGGAGAGGATGGACGACGATACGTTCTGGGCCGGGTTCGAGGCGGACCTGCCTCTTCTCATGGGGGCCATCTTCGACTGCGTGGCGCGGGCACAGAAGGGCTTCGCGGGGGTGAGGCTCAACGAGGCCCCCAGGATGGCCAACTTCGCGAGGTGGGCATATGCGGGACTTGGGAGCGAGGCCGGGAGCAGGTTCCTTGAGGCGTACTCGCGCAACAAGATGGAGTCCAGCGCGCACTTCGTGGAGTTCAACGAGGTGGCCCAGGCACTCATTTCCCTCATGAGGGACAAGGAGTTCTGGAGCGGGACGTGGAGCGAGCTTCTCGTGGAGCTGACTTCGAGGGTGCAGGCATCCAAGTTCTGGCCCACCACGTCGCTGCAGTTGCGTAACAGGATGACCCGCGTGTCGGAGGACCTGCGCAAGTGCGGCCTGGAGTGGCGCAACAATGGTAGGGAGAGCAAGACGGGGCGCAGCATCGTGGAGGTGCATCGCCTCAAGACGTTCGTGACTGACCATGTACTGACGAGTGTGGCATGAGCAAGGTGATAGATGCAGTAGCGTTGCAGGTGCAGCAGCTCCCCGTGAAGGAGCTGAGGCGCATCCATAGGGAGGATGGCATTACCCCGGAGGAGGAGATCTTCTGCCGGGAGTACCTGGCCACCATGGACTTGAAGAAGGCCATCACGGCTGCGGGGTATGCGGGCAGGCACCCCAACGTCACGGCCCGGAGGTGGCTGGGGAAGCCCAAGGTGAAGGAGCGCCTGCAGCAGATGCAGAAGAGGGACGAGATCCGCGCCGACGTGACGAGGGACAAGTACCATCAGATGCTCATGGAGACATATGACAGGGCCATGGCCGATGGGGACTATAGCGGGGCCAACAGGGCGGCGGAGTTGCTGGGCAAGTCCATGGGCTACTTCGTGGAGCAGAAGGCCATCCTAAACGTGACCTCTCGGATGGAGGGCGACAAGAGTGCGAAGGTGGCTGAGATCCAGCGCCTTGCCAGAATTGCGGGGGTGAAGTTTGAGTGAGGATGTCCTCCTGCGGGAGCTTACTGCCCTTGCCGAGGCCAAGGCGAGGGAGTCCTACTACGCATACATGCAGTACGCTGCACCGTGGATTCTCCCCGAGGGGTTCGTGAATGGCAGGCACCTTGAGGAGATCGCGGAGCTGCTGCAGTGGGTAGAGGAGACCCCCCGCGCAAGGGCGATGATCTTCATGCCCCCGCGTAGCATGAAGAGCGTCAACGCATCGGTGCTCTACCCTACGTGGGTGCTGGGGAGGCATCCCTCGTGGCAGGTGATGGGCGTGAGCTACGGGCAGGAACTGGCCAACGCCTTTGGAAGGGATACCCGCAACATCATCCAGAGCGAGGACTACCAAAGCCTCTTCGATACGAGGGTCAAGAGCGACAGTAGGGCAACCAACAGGTGGGATACGGAACAGGGAGGTAGGTATGTCGCTGCCGGTATTACTGCTGGTATTGCAGGTCGCGGCGCTAATCTTGCTATCATCGATGACCCCCTGAGCGAACAGGATGCGATGAGCAAGTCGGCCCGCGAGTTCGTGAAGAACTGGTGGCCCGGAGGTCTTCGCTCTCGACTGCAGCCCGATGGCCGCATCCTCATCGTCACCACGAGGTGGCACGAGGATGACCTGGCAGGGTGGCTCCTGAGCAATGCGGAGAGGGACGAGAGGGCGGAGCAGTGGCGAGTCCTCAGTATTCCCGCACTTACGGAGGGGGAGGATTCGTACTGGCCGGAGAGGTGGCCTGCGGAGTACCTGCAGAAGCTGCGCGACGATCCCACGATGCCCCGCTCGCAGTGGAATGCCCTCTACATGCAGGAGCCCACCGGGGAGGAAGGCAACCTCATCAAGTACGAGAACCTGCAGTGGTGGCCCAAGGACAAGCCCCTCCCCGTCTGCGACAGCATCATCATGAGTGCCGACACGGCCTTCGGCAAGAAAGAGACCAGCGACTATAGTGTCCTGCAGGTGTGGGGCATCTTCACCACGGGCTATGAGGACAGCAGGGGCAAGGAGTTCAACGTGCCCAATGCGTTCCTCTTGGCCAACAGGAGGGGCAAGTGGGAGTATCCCGAGCTGCTGGAGCAGGCACGGCAGCTCAGCAAGAAGTACAACCCGGACCGCATCATCGTGGAGAAGAAGGCCTCGGGCGAGGTATTGTACCCCGACCTCCAGAGGGCTGGGTTGCCGGTGATACCCTACGTGCCGGGCAAGGGTCAGGACAAGATGGCGAGGGTTCATGCCGTTATGCGCTTCTTCGTGTCGGGGCGGGTATGGTTCCCGGAGGAGCAGGATTTCGCCTACAGCCTTACTGAAGAGGCCCTGGCGTTTCCCAAGGGGAAGAATGATGACCAGGTCGACGCCATGACCATGGCCCTCCTGTACCTGAGGGACAGCTATAGTCTCTACAACCAGGACGACCAGGTTCACGACGAGCCCTCTGTCCGCAAGAGGAAGACCTACTGGAGCACTTGATTGTTTGGGGGATTGGTGGTAGACTAGCCCAATGCCGGTCCAGAATCCCAATCCCGAAGAAATCGTCGTGTCTCCTCTCGTGGTGGAGCTGGACGATGGTGGCATGGACGTGGACCTGGAGCCCGAGGAGGAGCAGGGTCCCGATATCTCCGAGCACCATGTCAACCTGGCCGAGCATCTCTCGGAGTCTGATCTGGGGGCCATAGGCTACAAGATCTGCGAGAATGTCCGGGATGACCTGGACTCGCGCAGTGAGTGGGAGAACCTCATCGTCAAGGGCATGGACGAGCTGGGGCTGAAGATCGACGACGCCGCCGAGCCCTTCGAGGGGGCCTGCCGGGCCAACCATCCCCTCCTCCTCGAAAACGTGGTGAAGTTCCAGAGCAAGGCGGTGCAGGAACTCTTCCCGGCTGCGGGTCCGGTGCGCACCCGGGTGTGGGGTAATTCGACTCCCGAGAAGGAGGCTGCTGCCTCCCGGCTCAAGGAGTTCATGAACTACCAGATCCTCGAAGAGATGGTGGAGTACTTTGACGAAACCGAGCGTCTCCTCTTCGCCCTTCCCCTTGTGGGATCTTGCTTCCGAAAGCTTTATTTTGACTCTGGCGTCAACAGACCCGTGGCAGAGTATGTCCCTGTTGACCAGTTCGTCGTCAGCTACAACGCCCCCGACCTCCGCCGGGCAGAGCGGTACGCTCACGTAATCTACCGCAACGAAGAGGACATGCAGGGCGATATCGCCAGCGGCCTCTACAGGAACGTGCCCCTTGGGGCCCCGGGCATGGTGGACCTCAATCCCATTGCCCAGAAGGTCGATGAGCTGCAGGGCGTCGCGGCCCCGGAGAACTTCAAGGCCTACGTGCTCTACGAGTACCATGGGTACTTCCAGTTCGACCTGCCGGAGACGGAGGATGGGCCGCTGCCCTACATCGTCACGGTGGACTCGTCCTCCAAGAGGGTCCTCAGCATCAGGCGCAACTGGGATCCCAATGACCCCCAGAAGCGCAAGCTGGAGTGGTTCGTCCACTATCGCTACGTGCCCACCATGGGCTTCTACGGTCTGGGCCTCATCCACCTCATCGGGTCCCTCTCGAAGACTGCCACCCTCACCATGCGGGCGCTGGTGGACGCGGGCATGTTCGCCAACCTGCAGGGCGGCTTCAAGCTCAAGAGCATGCGCGTCGTGGGTGGCAACGACCCCATCGGTGCGGGCGAGTGGCGCGACGTGGATGCCACCATCCAGGACATCTCCAAGGCTATCTACCCCCTCCCGTACAAGGAGCCGTCGCAGACCCTCCTGACGTTGCACAGGGAGGTGGTGGGTGCGGGCCAGAAGTTCGCCGACACCACGGAGCAGGTGATTGCGGATTCGACCAATTACGGCCCCGTGGGCACCACGCTGGCACTCCTGGAGGCCTCCACCAAGTTCTTCAGCGCCACGCACAAGCGCATCCATGCCGCCCAGAAGCAGGAGTTCAAGATCCTGCGGCGCATCGACAAGGACTACCTGCGCAGCTACCCCTACGATATCCAGGGTGCCCCGCGTCAGATCTTCGTTCTGGACGTGAACGCCGAAGTGGATATCATCCCCTCCTCGGATCCCAACACGCCCAGCAACGCGCACCGTCTCACGAGGGCCACCACCCTCCTGCAGATGGCGTCGAATAACCCGCAGATGCACGACATGCGGGAGATCTACCGCCGCGTCTACGCTGCCATGGAAGTGGACAACGTGGACAAGATCCTTCCTCCGCCGCAGAACCCCATGCCTATGAGCCCCCTTGAGGATCTCATGGCTCTGGTGCAGGGCAAGCCCATCAAGGCATTTCCGGGGCAGGACCACCAGGCCCACATCCAGGCCAAGATGGCATTCCTGCAGGATCCGGGTGCGGGTCCCATCTTCCAGAAACTCGCTCCCCTCGTCGAGGCCAATCTGCAGGAACACGTGCTTCTCCAGTACGCCGAGGCTGCCATGGCCATGGGGGCACAGGGTCCCCAGGCTGAGGCTGCAGCCGTGCAGCAGGTGGCTACCATGAACCTGCAGAAGGCGCAAGCGCAGGCACAGGGTCAGCAGGATCCCACCCTGCAGCTTGGCATGGCGGAGCTGCAGCTCCGGCAGAAGGAGCATCAGGACAAGATGCTCAACAACGCCGCGCAGCTTGCGGTGCGCAACAGGGAACTCGACCTCAGGCAGCAGGCACAGGACCAGAAGGGTTTTGTGGAAGGTCTCAAGATGCAGCAGAAGGATGCCGACTCCACGAGGAAGTCTGCCCTTGCTGCCGTGAAGGCAATGGGGAGTCGCACAGGTGCCCAGTAAGTCTTTCGCGCAGGCTCGCATGATGGCGGGTGCCGCGCACGATCCGGTCTTTGCTAAGAAGGTGGGAGTTTCTCCCAAGTTAGCAAAGGAATTTAACAAAGCCGACGACAAGAGCGGCTTTCTCAGCAGCGCCATGCGGGCAAAGGGTCCCGCCTACAAGGAGGGTGGCAAGGTGAAGAAGTACGCAGAGGGCAGCCAGGTGTCTGCCGAGGACGAGGCGGAGTACCGCCGCAGCGGCAACTACCTTGCCGACAAGCTTCAGTTCGAGGCCCGAAACAACAAGGCCAAGATGGACGCCATGATGAAGAAGATCGAGGAGAATCGCCGCAAGGCTCCTCCCGCGCGTAGTGACCGCAACAATCCCGATGCCGCTACCATCACCAAGCCGTATGCCAAGGGCGGCGGCGTGAAGGGCAAGGGCGCCGAGAAGCGGGGCACCCGTCCCGCCAAGTACTACTGATGGCGGAACTCTCCGAATACGAGAAGTGGCTCCTTGGGGTCAGGCCGGGGTCAGGGCGCACTGCGTCCTCCTACAGCGTGGACATGCCCGAGGAGTCACCTATCGCCATCGGAGGGTATCGCATCGAGAGCCTTTATCCTGAGTATGCCCCAGATGATTCCCAGATTGTGCAGGCTGGGTATCGCATGGGGGATGAAGGGTATCATGTAACTCCAGGGGTCATGCGAAGGGAATCTTCCTATGGCCCCAGCACGGGACGACTTCTCTCTGCGGGCATTGACCCTCTGGGAGTTGTCCTGACGGACATGGATACTCCGGGTGGTCGCTATACCACGAAGGGCATCAACTTGGGGCCCTTGAGCTTTACGAGGTCTACGCCTGCGAGGGGGAAGCCTACGAATGCCATAGCTGGTGGGATTGATGTCGATCCCGGCAGGTTGGACTTCGAGGCGTCCAAGCAGCAGCAGAGTGTCGGGTACTCCACGCCCCTGGATCTGGGGGTTCTGGAGTTGCTGGCAATGAGGGATCCGCAGGCACTGTCTGCATTCCTCCGGTACAAACTCAACTTCTAGGAGACTAGCATGATGAAGAAGGCCAAGGGCGGCAAGATGGGCGATCCTGCCAGCCTGCCCACCGAGAAGTTCTCTGCCCGCGCGAAGAGGGCCACCCTCCGTGGGGACGACATGGGCACCTACAAGAAGGGTGGCATGACGAAGATGAAGAAGGGCGGCAAGTGCTGAAGCACTTTGAGAGGGCCATCGAGGAGAAGAGACGGCAGATAGGTCTCGATCTCCTTGATGGCTCTGCCGAGTCCTACGACAGATATTTGTGGCACGTTGGCTTTTCCTCTGGTATGTTGGCGGCACTCCAACTACTCAAGGAGATAGTCGATGCAGATGCCGACCGCGAAGAGCGCGGGTAACACCACTTGGTGGACCGACCCTACTATCCCGGATCCCGCAGATCTTCCTATTGTGAGGGGATGGAGGATTCTGGTCCGTCCAATCCCCAATGCCCCCAAGACAAAGGGCGGCATCATCATTCCGGATGCCACCATCGAGACGATGGATCTGATCCGCAGCGTGGGTCAGGTGAAGTCGGTGGGTCCGATGGCCTACAGCCGCAAAGACATGGGGGAAACTCCCTGGTGCGCCGTTGGGGATTACATCCTCTATCCGCGCTACTCCGGGGCCAAGTTCTCCTACGGCGGCGTCAAGTTCCTCCTCCTCAACGACGATGAAGTGCTGGCGGTTATCCAGGATCCCGCCCGCATAAACGAGTAGGGTATTGACAGCCCTACGTTTTTGAAGTATCTTGGGTAAGCGTAACGCAGGATCGCAACTGTGGAAAACAAAGAAGAGTGGGTAGAGGTGGATGTTGCTGCCACTTCTGAACCTCCGAAGGTCGATGCCGCCCCCATCGTAGAGCCGCAGGAGGAAGTGAAGAAGGAGCCCGAGGAAAGCAACTTCGGGAAACGGGCCCAGAAGCGGATTCACCAGCTTGTCGGGAACGTGAAGGAAAGGGAAGAGGTCATTGCCCGCCTGGAGGCGGAACTGGCCGAAGCCCGCAAGAAGGCACAGGGTGCCGAGTCGTCGGCCTACGGAGTCTACCGCAAGTCGCAAGAGGAGCGGATCAAGACTGCCGAGAAGCGGTACCAGGCAGCCTACGATGCTGCTGACAGGGACGAGCTTCTGAAGGCGCAGCACGAACTCATCGAGGCGAAGGTCGAGATCCGGGCCCTTGATGCGTGGGAGCGCAACCAGAAGGATCAGGAGGCAGCACCTCCTCCCCCGCCCCCGAAGCCGGGTGTCCACCCTACTGCCGCCGAATGGATGAGCCGCAACACGTGGTTCGGCCAGGGTGACGGCAAGGACAAGGTGGCTACCATGGCCGCTGCTGCCATCTCGGAGGATCTTCTGCGCGAAGGCTACGATGCCAATAGCCAGGAGTACTTCGAGGAGATCGAGGCGCGTCTCGTCAAGGAGATCCCTCGCATGGCCACCAAGCTGGGTGGTCGGGAACCGGAAACCCCCAAGCCGGTAGTTGCCGGGCAGTCGCGCAATCCCGGCAGGCGTATCCGCCTCGATGAGGGTACCGTGAAGGCGTCGCAACGTCTCGGTGCCAGCATGGAGGATACGGCCCGCTACATGGAGAAGATCCAGGAAGCGGGCGACGGTTACGTCAACATCGATATCAAGCGCGGGAGGCGTTGATGACTATGCACATGAGCCGGGAGGATGAGTCCCGGAGTCGTGAGTGGAAGGAGCCCAACGAGCTGGATGTGCCGGAGTCCCTGACCCGGCGCCTGCAGAGCGAGGGTTTCGGTACTCGGTGGGTCCGCATCATGCTGGAGGGGAAGCCCGACCCGGTGAACGTGATGACCCGCATGCGCGAGGGCTACGAGTTCGTCCGCAAGGACGAGGCCCCCGAGTGGCTGGGTGCTCCCAGCATCGAGTACGGGGATCACGGCAACATCATCGTCATCGGTGATCTCGCACTGGCAAAGCTGCCTCTCGACATTTCCCGGTCTCGCACCCGGCAGATGCAGGAGAGGACCCGGGCCCTGGCTGATGCCATCGACCGGCAGCTCAACGAGAATAGGCAGCTCAACAGGGCGATGCCTATCTCAAATCGAGGTAGTAGTAGCAAGGTGTTTTCTGGCGGCCGCACCCCTACTCTGGACTGAACCAAGGGCCGCCTGATAGGAGTAACACAGCATGGCTTCTACCAAGCGGCCTTTCGGCCTCCAGCCGGTGCGCATCCGGGGCGGTAGCCCCAACTCGGGCGCACTCAACACGTACCTCGTCGGCGCGTCGGCGGGTCCCTCGGACATCGGCAACGGCGACCCCGTGAAGCAGATCCCGGGCGGCCAGCTTCAGCCTGCCACGGCCACCACGGACTACGTCCTCGGCGTTGCCAAGGGCTTCAAGTGGGTGGATCCGGTGACGAAGCGTCCGACGTGGTCGCCGTACCTTCCGGCTGGCACGTCCTCGGCGGACTCGAAGATCTACGCCTACGTCGTGGATGACGACCGTGCCACCTTCATCGTCCAGGCGGATGCCTCGGTGACGGCGGGCGACGCGGGTCTCAACTTCGACCTGTCGGCGGTGGCTTCGGTCAACACGACGTTTGGTCAGTCGCAGGCTGTGCTCAAGGCCTCCACGCGCTCGACGGCGTCGAAGATGGTCCGCGTCATCGGTATCTACGATACGCCGGATAACGGGTGGAACGATGCGTTCCCCATCCTTGAGGTCCGCCTGGTGCAGACCCGGGACAGCCAGGCTTCGGCCTTCTAAGGAGTAAAGACACATGGCAGCTATCACTAGGGCAAATATTGCCAAGCAGCTTCTCCCCGGCCTCAATGCCGTGTTCGGGGTGGAGTACGGCTCGGTCGACGACCAGCACCTTCCGCTGTTCGAGATCGAGAACTCTGAGCGTGCGTTCGAGGAGGAGGTTCTCTTCACCGGCTTCGGCACTGCGCCGACGAAGGATGAGGGTGCCGCCGTCGAGTACGACAACGCGCAGGAAGCGTGGACCTCTCGCTACACCATGGAGACCATCGCCCTTGCGTTCTCGATCACCGAGGAGGCCATGGAGGACAACCTCTATGACACCTTCGCTCGCGTGCGTGCCAAGGCCCTCGCCCGTGCGATGGCCAACACGAAGCAGGTGAAGGCGGCGAACGTCTACAACAACGGCTTCAACACCGCCTTCCCGGGTGGTGACAACGTGCCGCTGTTCTCGGCGTCGCACCCCACCATCGGTGCGGGCAACTTCAGCAACACGGCTGCGGTTGACCTCTCGGAGACGGCTCTTGAGAATGCCCTGATTGCCATCAGCCTCTTCAAGGATGATCGCAACATTCTCATCGGGTCGAAGGGCGTCAGCCTGCACATCCCGCCGCAGCTCCAGTTCGTTGCGGAGCGTCTGCTCAAGTCCCCGGGCCGCGTTGGCACGACGGACAACGACATCAACGCCATCAAGGGCATGGGCATGCTCCCGGGTGGCTACCATGTCAACCAGCGTTTCACGGATACGAACGCCTGGTTTATCAAGACGGACGCCCCCAACGGCACGAAGATGTTCGTTCGCGTTCCGCTCCAGACGAAGATGGAGCCGGACTTCGACACGGGCAACCTGCGCTTCAAGGCCCGCGAGCGTTATGCGTTCGGCTGGTCGGACTGGCGCGGCTGGTACGGCTCCTCGGGCGCTACCTGATAAGTAGCCTCTGGGTAAGTGGGAGGGCTGGGGGAAACCCTGGCCCTCTTGCTTTTTGGGTATGGCTATGCTACACTTGCATACCACCCCGGCATCAGAATCGGGGACATAAATTCCCTATCTGATTACGGAGTAATCCCATGTCCCGTTTCACTCGCGAAGCCTACCCGGTCGTCGTTGTCGCCTCTGTTGGCACGTCCACGGCTGACTGGGGTATCGACACCTCGGGCAACCTCATCCTCAACCAGATCACCTCCGCCGCGATGACGGGCATGGCCACCTCCACGGCCCCGGCCTACCTCACGGTGAAGGACAACAACGGCGCCACCTACTACATCCCCGTCTACACGACCATCGCGTAAGGTGCCGCATGTCTTGGACTAATATCAAGTCCGCCTACTGCAGCGTGGTATCTGCAGTACAGGTGGACAACCCCTGCCGCCTGCGAAGTCTATACCTTCACAGTGCGGCTTCGGGTTCCCTCTACTTCTACGATGCCAGCGCGGCTGTCAGCACCACGGGCCCCCTCCTTCTTCGCATGGAGATGCCCCACCGGGCTGCTGCCGGTAACCCCGACACCGTCACCGTCTACATCCCCGACGCCGGAATTCGATTCCAGCAGGCGATGTTCGTGAAGGTCTCCGGGGCCGCCGATTGTGGCATCACCCTTTTCTACGATTGAGGACACCATGGCCAAGATGAAGGGCGGCGGTGCTGCCATCAAGGGTACCAACTACCAGAATGAGTTCCCGCAGCCGGATGTGTACACGATGCCGGTGGTGCGCAAGAAGGAGCTTCCCCCGAAGGGTGCCCCCCGCTACGCCAAGGGTGGCAGCGTGGCCCGAGGCATGGGCTGCACCTCCAAGGGCGGCGACTACGTGATCCGGTGAGTTCCATGAAGAGCGGCATGAGGGGCGGAAAGCCTCGTGACATGGCCACCTTCAAGAAGGGTGGCACTTCCCGTGGTGCTGGGGCGGCCAAGAAGGGCTTCGACTACCAGATCTACGCCAAGGGCGGTGGCGTGAAGAAGTACGCCGAGGGCGGCGCCACGCGCAAGGAGTATGGTGGCACCGAGTCCATGCCTGAGTGGGATGTCCCGCAGTACTCCTTCTCCGACATCAAGAAGTTCTTCACGGGCAAGAGTGAAGAGCCCAAGGCCAAGGATCGGGATCTTGAGCCTCAGCGTGCCAAAGCCATGTCCCCCGAAGCAGAGCGGACTGGCGGCGTGAGCCGTATGCAGGGTGTCGAGCCTCCGGCACCGCCTCCCAGCGCCCCTCAGCGCCGAGATGCCATGCGTCGCAGTCCTGCCCAACGGCGGGCCATGCAGATGGCCGTGGATGCCGCTCAGCCTCCTGGTGGAAGTGCTCGCCCCATCTATCCGGATGTATCGCAGCCTCCGGGCGGAAGTGCACGTCCTCGTTCCGACGAGACCCCGGAGACCGAGAGCCCCGGCTTTCGTCCTCAGGGTCCGGTGATGCGGGAGGGTCGTCGTCCCCTGCGTGAGACCGAAGTTTCCGACCTCGATGTCATGGAGGCTTCTCGCGCTGCCGCCGGGCGTGAGACTCCGCCCATCAATCCACGCGCCTCGGAGTTCCGGTCTCTTTCTCCGGCGGAGCGTGAGCGTCGCCTCAGGGCCATGACTCCGGGTCAGCGCCGCGAGGCCATGCGACTCTATGGGCCTGCGGAAGTGGATCCCGATTCCTTCGGGTATCGGTACCGTCGAACCATGGGCTACGCCAAGGGCGGCGGCGTGAAGAAGGCTGGTGGCGGCTCGTGCCGGGGCATGGGTGCGGCGACGCGCGGCGGTAAGTACACTATCAAGTGATGTAGCGCATGGCCACCTCCGGGACCACCAACTTCTCCCTACCCCTCGACGAGCTGCTTGAACAGGCATCTCTTCGGGTGGGTGGGGAGCCCACACTGGGGACTGAAGCCCGGGTGTCCCGGCGGGCTTTGGACCTCCTCTTCACCGACCTGCAGAATCGCGGCATCCTCCTCCACACCCTGGAGCAGGTACTGGTTACCCTTACCTCGGCGGTGGCCACCATCTCCTGCAGCACCGACACTCTGGATCTCCTTGATGCGGTGGTTCGGCGCAATGGCACTGATCTCATCATGACCCGCATAGGATACGGCGAATACCTCGATATTCCCCGCAAGGAACAGCAGGGTCGGCCCACCCACTACTTCGTCAACAGGCAGCGCGAGTACCCCCTCATTTACCTGTGGCCCGCCCCGCAGAACTCCACGGACATCCTCGTCTACTGGAAGATGCGCTTCGTGCAGGATGCCGGGAAGCTCAGCAACGACCCCGACATGCCTCGCCGCTTCTGGCCTGCCCTCGTCGCCGGTCTCGCCTACTACCTCGCCCTCAACCGGGGGATGCAGTTTCCCTTCGACAGGCTGGGCATGCTCAAGGCCGAATACGAGGAGCAACTGGAGCATGCCACCTACGAGGACCGCGAGCGGGCCACCCTTCGCATCGTCCCTCGCTACAGGTGACGCATGGGCCAGTTCGCCTCAGGCAAGCACAGTTGGAGTCTCTGTGATCGGTGCGGTTTCCGCTACCGCTACCTTCAGATCCAGAATGAGCCGGGCACCAGGTGGCGCGTCTGCAGCACCTGCAACGACGGCGAATTCAACCTGATGACCCACCCGCAGAACAGGCCGCCGCCGGTCTACCCGGATCCGCAGGCGCTGCGCTACCCCCGTCCCGATGTGCCTCTGGCCATCAACTATACCGAGACTGACGACCAACAGCTTCCGCTGGATGACGGCGGACCCGGAGGATCCTGATGGCTATTGTCAATGCAAACCGCGTCCGGGAGAACACCACGGGGAATGGCACGGGGGCCCTCGCCCTCCTCGGGGCCGTCACCAACTACCAGACCTTCCTCTCCGGCGTGGGCAACGGCAACCAGTGCTACTACGCCATCACCCACCAGTCGAAGAACGAGTGGGAAGTGGGTCTCGGCACCTTCACCCTCTCGGCGGGCATCCCCTACCTCTCGCGCAATGTCGTCTACAACTCCTCCAACGGCAACCTCCTGGTGGACTTCACGGCGGGCACGAAGCAGTGCGCCGTAGTCTACCCCGGCACTCAGATTGACACCATCGCCTCCAACGTGGGCGTAGCCGCCGGGTATGCCAACGACGCCAACACCTATGCCCAGCTTGCTTCGGTGGCTGCCGTCAACGCCAACATCTACAGGGTCTCCGCCGCTGCCGAGGCATCCCTTGCGGGCACCTACGCCGCCGCCGCTTCCGTATCCTACGTCAATGCCGCCAGTGCCGCAGCGCAGGCCGCCTCCCTCGCCGCACAGGTTTCCTCGGTTGCCACCGAAGCCTCCATTGCGCTGGTGGCCGCCTCCCTCGCCCAGATCTACAAGACCTCCGCCTCCGCCTACGCCACCGAAGCTGGGGGCTATGCCTCCGTGGCGCAGATCTACAAGGTTTCCGCCAGCGCCTACGCTACAGACGCGGCCAATCAGGCAAGCATCGCCGGAGTCGCGGCAGTCTCTGCCAACAATGCCGCCAGCATCGCCGGTGCCTACGCCAACACGGCAAGCATCGCCGCAGTGAGTGCCAACAACGCAGCCAGCATTGCGGGCGTGTATGCCCACACGGCCTCCGTTGCCGCCGTGAGTGCAAACAATGCGGCCTCCATTGCCAACGTGGCGGCCAACAATGCCAGCATCGCCGCTGTCAGCGCCAACAATGCTGCATCCTTGGCTGGGTATTACGCCGGACTCATCAACCCCTCCACGTATGCGGCGCTGGCTGGAACCAATACCTTCACGGGGAACAACACCTTCACCTCGGTTGTCCACGTCCAGAGCAACCTCAGTGTTACCGGCAACGCTTTCGTGTCGGGAGTTACCACCCTCGCCTCTGCCGTGGACATCAAGGGTGCCACCTCTCTGGCATCTACTCTGGTGACAAATGGCATCGCCACTTTCAACAGCAACGTGAGTGTGTCGGGGTCGTTCCTCGTTTCCGGCGTCACGACACTAGCCTCTGCCGTCGATATCAAGGGCGCAACCTCCTTGGCGTCCACCCTCCTTGTCAACGGTAACGCTACCTTCAACAGCAACATAAGTGGTTCTGGTACCTTCACCGTTTTGGGCGTGACTACCCTTTTCGGGGCGGCAAACCTGAGGAGTACTACCTCGGTGGGCGGCACGTTGCTGGTCAACGGCAACGCTACCTTCAACAGCAACGTCAGCGTGTCGGGTACCTTCACGGTCTCGGGCGTGGCCAACCTCCTCTCGGCGGTAAACCTGAGGGGCAACACCTCGGTGGGCGGCACCCTCATCACCACGGGCAACGCCACATTCGCGGGCCTCGTCAGCGTCTCCGGCGTGATGGTGGTGGGTGCTGGGGCCGTTGGCGCCCCCTCCTACAGCACCACCGGCGACACCAACACCGGCATCTACTTCCCCGCCGCCGATACGATTGCCGTGGCTACCAGCGCCGTCGAGCGCATGCGGATTACCAGTGCCGGTCTAGTCGGCATCGGCACGAATTCGCCTAACAGCAACGCACTTCTCACAAATAACGGCAACATCGCCATCGCCGCGCCAACTAGGAACCAAGCCACTTCCAACCAGGTAGGTGTTTGGACATCTGACGACCCCTCTGACAACGGGCGCGCGGCTATCACAATCGGCACCGTAGCGGGCGGCGCGTCGTCCAATTCCTACATTGCATTCACAACGAACAATTATGGGGTGGATCGCGCCGAGCGCATGCGGATCGACAACGCGGGAAATGTTGGCATCGGGACAAGTTCTCCAACCTTCAAGTTTGTCGCAGCTAATAGTGGCACCGATGGCGGGTGGTTGTATTCGTCTGGTGCAATAAGCATTCTTGGTTTGGGCGGATATAGTGGCGCGACGGATGGCGCATCTTCTATTCGATACGATCGCTCGACTGGGGCTATCACAATCAATGGCGGAAATCGCGACACTCCAGCCGAGCGCATGCGGATCACCAGCAGCGGCCTAGTCGGCATTGGGACGAGTTCGCCAGATTATCCGTTAACAGTTCAAAGCACTGGAGACGCGCAATTTAGCCTTAAAAATAGCTCTGGCACTACAAAAGCCTATATTGGCACCGCAGGCATTTTCGGCGGCGGCTCGACTGACGATCTTCGAATTAGGTCGGAAGCTACAAACATTATCTTTGGGTTTAGTGGCACGGAAAAAATGCGGCTAGCCAGCAGCGGCAATGTCGGCATTGGCACGGCCTCGCCCGGCCAGAAGCTCACAGTCGCAGGCACCGTCGAGTCCACCTCGGGCGGCTTCAAGTTCCCCGACGGCACGACGCAGTCTACGGCGGCTTCGGGTGGAGTGCTGACTGGCACCATCTTGGACTACGGCGGCATTACCGCTCCCTCAGGCTACTTGTTCTGTGATGGGTCGGCGGTTTCCCGCACCACCTACGCCACCCTGTGGGCTACCCTCAACGCCAACAGCACGGTCACCATCACCATTGCCTCTCCGGGCGTGGTGACGTGGACTTCTCACCCGCTGCAAAATGGTGACCCCATCAGGTTGCAGACTACGGGGGCTCTCCCCACGGGCCTCACCGCCAATACCACCTACTACGTGGTAAGCGCGGCAGCCAACACCTTCTCTCTCGCCACGTCGCGAGGTGGCACCGCCATCAACACCAGCGGTACCCAGAGCGGCACTCACACAGCCATCTATGCTCCGTGGGGATGGGGAGACAACAGCACCACCTTCAACGTCCCCGATCTCAGGGGCCGCTCGAATGTGGGTCGTGACAACATGGGCGGCACCGCAGCCTCCCGTATCACCACGGCTGGTAGCGGCATCTCCGGCGTCAACCTCGGCGACGCTGGCGGCTCGCAGACCGTGACGTTGACCACCACCGAGATGCCCGCGCACACTCATACCGTCCCACTCCAAGCAAGTCAGAATCCTTTCTCGTGTAGCGGAGGGTCTTATGTGCTTTCTGGAGGCTCTACCACCTCTGGGTCTACCGGCGGAGGCGGTGCACACCAGAACACGCAGCCTTCTGCCATCGTCAACAAGATCATCAAGACCTGACGGGGGAGTAGACAGTGTCCACCTCCTACACCCAGCTCTACAACTACATCAAGTCGGCCTCGGAGAACGATGACTCGGAGTTTGCCGACGCCATCCCCACCTTCATTGATCAGACGCGGATGCGCCTCTCCCGCGACATTGACACCTACGGCTTCGTAGTATACACTACCGCAACGGTCTCCACCTACCTGGTCTCGGTCCCCTCCGACGCGCTGGTGTTGAAGGCTGTGAACTACGTGTCGGCGGGAAGGTACAACCAGCTCATCATGCGTACCGACGAGTTCCTCCGAGAGTATTGGCCGCAGCGCACCTCCACGGGGGAACCCAAGTACTTTGCCCGCTGGGGCTTCAACCAGATCCTCATCGCCCCGGCGCCCTCCTCGCAGGCCTCCGTGGAAATCTCCTACGTCCAGATCCCCACCTCCATCGGCAGCGTGGGCACCTCCACCAACTGGCTCACCGAGTATGCCCCCGAGGCCCTCTTCTACGGGTGCATGCACGAGGCCTGCATGTTCATGAAGAACTATCAGGCCGCCGCCATGTGGGAAGGCAAGTATCAGGACGCCGTGGCGAAGCTGCGCAACGAGGCCCGCCGGACCCGTCAGGACGACAACCTCAAGAATGATTCGCCCGCTGGTGGCGACAACACCCTGATGGGAGGCGTGTAATGCCCTCTACGTATTCCTCCTCCCTGCGCCTCGAATTGCAGGCCACTGGCGAAAACGCCAACACGTGGGGCGTCAAGACCAACAACAACCTCAACCTCCTGCAGCAGGCCATCGCCGGGTACGTCAAGATTACCCTCACGTCGGCCTCCGCTACCTACACCCTCGACATCGCCGACGCCTCCGCCTCCAATGGGCGCAACGCCTTCATCAAGTTCGTGGGCACCGTGGCCTCCGCCATCAGCGTGGTGGTGCCCGACGTGGCCAAGGGCTACTGGGTAAAGAATAGCGCCACGGGTAGCGCCCTCACCTTCCGCACCTCCTCGGGTACCGGCTTCACCCTCCCCTCCAACGAGTGGGTCTTTGCCATCTCGGATGGGGCCTCGGCGGTCAACACTACGCCAACGTCCCTCTCGGGCTATGCTCGACTCAGTGCCTCGCAGGTCTTTACGGGCGCCAACACCTTCACCTCCTCGGTGGACATCACTGGCCCAGTCTCCGTCAGCGCCAGCGCCGCCTTCACTCGCCCCGTCGATATCCGCGCCACCCTCTCCGTGACGGGATCTGCGGCATTCACGGGGGCCGCCACCTTCACCTCTGCGGTGGCCATCAACGCCCCTCTCTCGGTGACTGGGGCCGCCGTCTTCACGTCCACGGTCAACATCTCCAAGTCCCTCGTGGTGGCCGCCACCGTAGAGTCCACCCTCGGGGGCGTCAAGTTCCCGGATGGCACCCTGCAGAGCACTGCCGCCACAAGTGCTTCGGGCATCCCCGCAGGCTCCGTCTTCGACTACGCGGGTACTGCGGCCCCCAGCGGCTACCTGCTGTGCTTTGGTCAGGCGGTAAGCCGCACCACCTACTCAGATCTCTTCACGGCCATCGGCACCACCTTCGGCTCCGGTGACGGCAGCACCACCTTCAACCTCCCTGACCTGCGTGGTCGTGTCGCCGCTGGTAAGGACGACATGGGTGGCAGCGCCGCCAACCGCATCACCTCGGGGGGAAGCGGCATCACGGGCACCACTCTGGGTGCCTCCGGTGGTACGCAAACGCACACCCTCACCACCACCGAAATGCCTGCTCACACCCATACTGGCGCTCTGGGCGCGGGATCGTTTGTCGCGCAAGGTGCGTGTGGCTCCGGTGGAAACGTCAATACGGGATCTACCGGCGGCGGTGGTGCTCACCAGAATACCCAGCCCACTCTCATACTCAACAAGATCATCAAGACTTGAGGCTGACATGCGCGTCACGGTCATCTTTCCCGACAACGCTGTGTACGTGGATGGCGTCCATCGGCACGTGGCGCTTCCTTCCTACGATCCCAATTGGCGGGCCATCCAGTGGTACGACACCTACGGGGACGTGGAGGTCAAGGTTGGGGCACCCTTTCTGGTCGAGGACTTTGAGGTGGTAGCTCCCTTCGTGCAGGCGTGGGAAGCCGTGACGCCAGCCCCCGTGGTGCCTCAAGGGCAGCCTGCCACGGGCGTCGAGGAAATGTGAGATGCAGCAGCACTCCTTCTCCGCCATGGGCCAGACCTACGTCAGGTATGTCTTTGCTGCGGGAGAGGGGCTGCCCAAGCACATCCACGACGTGGACCACCTGACCATCGTGGCGGCGGGCAGGATAAAGGCTGCCACCGATACCCGCGAAGTCGAGCGCACTCCTTCGGATCCGCCCATCCTTTTTAGGGCTTCCCGCTTCCATGAGATCGTCGCCTTGGAAGACAACACCATCGTGCTGAACGTCTTTGGGGGCGGCAATGGATGAGCATACCAAGACCCTCGTGGATACCGCCAGCGTCGCCACGGTGGTAGGCACCCTCGCCGGAATCCTTCCCGCCATCGCCGCCATCTTCACCATCGTGTGGACCGCCATCCGCATCTACGAGTCCAAGACGGTGCAGGACTTCCTCAAGAGGCGCAAAGGTGGCTGACGGCATCGCATCTCCCCGCCTCATCTCCGTAGGTGCCAAGGCTGGCATCAACCGCGAACTCACCAAGTATGCGGGCGAGGGTGGCTGGTACGATGGCGACAAGGTGCGCTTCCGCTTCGGCCAGCCCGAGAAGATTGGGGGTTGGCAGAACATCAATGGCGTGGGGGATAGCGTTACCGTCCCGGGCGTGGGCCGCTCCCTCTTCACGTGGGTCAACCTGGCGGGCACCACCTACCTGGCGGTGGGCACCAACTCCCACCTCATGGTGTGGGACGGGGGCAAGTACTACGACATCACCCCCGTGGATACCTCCGTGTCCGCCTCCAACATCATCAGCACATCGGCGGGCTCCACCAACATCACCGTTTCCGTCTCCGCCCACGGCCATAGCACCGGCGACTACTTCTACTTTACCTCCGTGGCAACCACGGTGGGCGGCAACGTCTACCCCGTCTCGGCTCCCCTGGGGGGATTCCCCATCACGGTGGTGGACGCCAACTCCTTCACCATCGACACGGGCGTCACGGCTGCGGCCACCTCGGCTTCGGGCGGGGGCCTCGCAACCGGCTTCTTCCTCCACCCCTCCGGTTTCGCCAGCAACGCTCCCAGCTTCGGGTGGGGCGCAGGCGTATGGAGTGGCGGCCAGGGTTGGGGAACTCCCGCTTCCTCCGCCTTCGTGGCCCCGCTGCGCTACTGGAGCATGGACAATTGGGGCGAGGACCTGGCGGCATGCCCTCGCAGCGGAGGCATCTACTACTGGGATAGCAGTGGCGGTGTGGCAAACCGAGCTTATGAGGTTACCGCCTCGCCCACCCAGAATACCCAGATCCTCGTCTCCCCAGAGGACCGCCACCTCATCACCTTCGGGTGCCCCGATGCCCTCACCTCGGTGGTGAACCCCCTCTACATCAGGTGGTGCAGCCAGGAAAACATCAACGACTGGACCGCTTCGGCCACCAACACGGCGGGCGACAAGGTCCTCAGCGGTGCCTCCAAGATCGTGGCGGCGCGCCGCACCCGTGGCCAGATACTCATCTGGACCGACGAGAACCTCTACAGCATGCAGCAGGTTGGCCCGCCCTACACCTTCGGGTTCCAACTTATTGGTACCAACTGCGGCACCCTCGGGCAGCATGCCATGGTGGAGGTTGCGGGCCGCACCTTCTGGATGGCCGATGAACGCTTCATGGTCTACGATGGCGCCGCCGCCCAGCCCATCAAGTGCGACGTGCTGCGCTACGTCTTCGAGGCTCTGGATCGCACCCAGCTTGACAAGATCACCTGTGGGAGCAACACCTCCTACAACGAGGTCATCTGGTTCTATCCCACCACCTCAGGGGAAGTCGATAGCTACGTCATCTACAACTACATGGAGGCGACGTGGAGCATCGGCACGATGGTGCGCACGGCGTGGATCGACCAGGGGATTGCCACCTACCCCATCGCCGCCGGGTACGATGCCAGCGCCACCAAATTGTACTACCACGAGTATGGCAACGATGCCGATGGGCAGGCCCTGGCCTCCTACATCGAGAGCAACCTCTTCGACCTCGATGCGGGTCAGGAACTCATCTTCATGGATCGCATCATCCCCGACTTCTCGGATCGCAACGGGGAGACGCTGCCGGGCAACATCGAGATCACCCTGCACACCCTCAAGTATCCCAACACGCCGGTTGCGCAGGAGATCACCAAGGGGCCCTTCACGGTGTCGGCGCAGACCCAGAAGATTGATATGCGCATACGGGGCCGCCATGCATATTACCGCATCGAGGGTGACGGAGTCAACACTTCTTGGCGCCTGGGTGCCATGCGCTTCCGCATCGCGCAGGATGGCCAGCGATGAAGCCCCTGCTTCCCCTTCCTCCCGCATCCCTGCAGCCCGACGCCCAGCGCAGTTGGGGCGAGCTGGTGCGCGTCCTCAACCTCTACCACGGGCAGGTGGTGACGGGACCCGCAGTGACAGGCTACGCGGTTTCTGGTACAATACCCACCAGTGCTACCATAGATCTTGGTAGCATCAATGTTACTGCGGTGGCCTATACAGTAGTGAAGCTCCTCAGCGACCTGCAGGATAAGGGACTCGTAAAGGTGGACAAGACATGAGTGGATACGAAGGCCAAGGCACCTCGATGTCGGACACCTCTCCCTCGGACTACGGGGGATGGAGCATGGCCTACGAGGTTGCGCAGCCTGCTGCCCAGAGGGGAATCCCCGGCAGCACAAGTTACACTGGTACCGTTGAAACTGAATCTGGCCCGAGAGGGTATGCCCTAGGGCCTGAGAATTTTGGTCCCGCGCAGTTCAGCCAGCCGGGTAACATCTCCGTGGGTCCTGCCGGTACCTTCATGGATACCATTGATGCGTTCTTTGGCAATCCCGCCAACGTGGCCCGCAGCGTTGGTACCTTCGCTCCGGGATTCAATGCTGTATCGGGGTTGGCTCGTGGCGTGGCCTCGGGGCTTGGCTCCCTTGCGGAAGCCGTGGGCCTCAAGGGCAGTGCCCCTTCCGAGTTGGCTCCCAGTGACGACCCCTCCGTGGATGCCTACGGTACGCGCGACAGCCGTGACAATCTCATGGCCCAGATGCCGCAGGGAATCTACCAGTCTCCCATCTCCCAGTATGCTGGTCTCTCTCCCTACGCCAACAGGCCAGGGGTCTCTGCCGTGGTGCAGGCTCTCCAGAGCAATCCCTTCCTTGGGGTAATTCCCAACGTGGCGGCAACCTACCTTGCGCGCGGGGGCTACGTCCCGGGCAAGAGCGGCGGCATGGATGACGACGTGCCCGCCATCATCGACGGCAAGCAGCCTGCCCGTCTCTCCTCCGGGGAGTTCGTCTTCGATGCCGCCACCGTGGCTGCTTTGGGGGACGGCAACAACGCGGCGGGAGCCAAGAAGCTCGAAGAGATCCGCAAGGCAATTCGCAAGAAGGCCTACGGGCACGAGAGGCAGCCTCCCAAGAACTACGACATCGCAACCCTCATGGCACGGACGTAGTTGCACATGAGCCCTCACCATGATATAATGCACTACCCGGGATAGGATACTGGCCATGGCTTCACTTTGGGACCAACTCACCAAAGGCTCCACGACTTCGACGCCTACCACCACGGTGACGGCGGCGGAGCTTCCCGACTGGGCGGCCAACATCCAGCGCAACATCCTGGAGTCTGCCGCCAAGGCCATGCCGGAGTACCAGTACTATGACCCGGCGCGGCGCATCGCACCTCTCAGTGACATTGAGCAGCAGGCGATTGCCGCTACTCCTACTGCCGCTTTCGCCTATCAGCCGGGACTGGCTGCTGGGATGGCTTCTGCCCTGCAAGGCACAAGGGGTGTGCAGGACATCGACCTCGCGCAGTACATGAATCCCTACACGCAGCAGGTCACCGATATCGCCAAGCGCGAGGCCATCAGGGACTACGAGAAGATGCGCCCGCAGATCGGCTTCCAGGCTTCTCGCGTGGGTGCTTTTGGTGGTGCGCGCCAGGGCGTCGTGGAGTCGGAGGCCGAGCGCAACCTTGGCCAGCGCCTGGCGGACATCCAGTCTACCGGGCAGGAGAGGGCATACAAGGCTGCCACGGATCTCTTCGGCGAGGAGGCCAAGCGCCAGCTTCTGGGTGCCGACCTTTTCCGCCAGCTTGGAGCAGCGGAGCAGGGCATGGCTCTGCAGGGCCTCCAGTCCGTCCTCGGGGCACAGGCCCTTCCGCGCCAGCTTGAGCAGCAGCAGCGGGACCTCGCCTTCCAGGAGCAGATGCGCAAGGAGGGCTACGATCTCGGGCAGATCGAGCGCCTCAGCCAAATCTTCCGTGGTGTAGCTCCGCAGGCTACCACCACTACCACGGGCCAAGTTATCACTCCGCAGGCTTCTCCTCTCACCACGGCGGCTGGCACTCTTCTTACTGGTGCTGGTATCTACAACCTTGCTGGGTCTACCACCAAGGCAGGCGAGACTTACTACAATCCCATCAAGAATGCTCTCAGCGGTGGATGGGAATACCTCAAGTCTCTATCTCCGTGGGGATAAAATGCCCACGAACGAAGAACTCGACAAGTTCTATGAGAAGTTGATGGCGAGTGGGCAGTTCCCCTCGTCGCTCTTCGGCATCTACTATCGCGAGACGGGCAACGAGAAGAACAAGGCCACCGCAGGCAGGGGCACCCGCTACGTAGGTCCCATGCAGCTTGGCCCTGAGGTCGAGAAGGTCATGGGCATTGATCGCAATGACCCGTACCAGAACATCACCGGGGGCCTGGGCTACGCCAAGAAGCTGCAGGATATGTTCAACGACGAGCTGAAGGGCATCGCCGCCTACAACTGGGGACCCACTCGCCTGCGCCGCCACATCGCCAAGCACGGGGATGACTGGCTTGGCAAGCTCCCGGAACCTGTTCGTCGCTATATCCTTTACGTCCACAGCATGAATCCCAAGTTCGAGAACTCCATCCCCACGGGCATGCGCGAGATGGAGGAACTTGGTTCCCGTCCGCCGCACGAGGAGTTCATCCAGGGCCTCTCGGACTTCCCGCCTTCCCCCCGACCCAGGACCTACTGACATGCCTGACATCTCTCGTATCGAGGAAATGGGACCGGATGAACTCAGGAGGTTCAAGAGCACTCCCGAGTATCTTAGGCTTCCGGCTTCTCGCAGGGAGTACATTACCAATCTGGAGCGGATGCGTCGGCTTGAGCGTACCATGCCGGGAGGTATTCCGCAGGCCGTAATCGAGCGTCCTCCCGAGGCCGGAGGTTTTCCGACTCCAGCCTTTCGAGAGCAGTACCTTGAGAGGCGAGGGGCGGAACGTGCCGAAACCCCGCAGTACAGGCCCTCTGCGGAAGACCTCACTGCCGAAGCCATTGCAGGCAGGGCTCTCAGGTCTTTCCTCCCATCCCCGCCAGTTGCCGAACCACCTCCTCCGCCTCCCCCGGCACCTCCGGCACCTGCCCAGGAGCAGCCTCCGGAGAGCACGGTGGATGCCATGCGGCGCTTCCTTGGTCAGCCCGGTGCTGGTGGGGGAGGTCGTGCCTTTACCGTGCAGCAGGGCAAGTTCGAGGACCCGGAGGCGTACAAGCAGCGCGTGATGGCGGAGCTTCCCGAGGAGCGCAAGGCACAGCCCACGTACAAGGCTGACCAGGGCATGGCTCTCCTTGAGACCGGCCTCAAGATCTTGGCTGGGCAGCCCAAGCTGGGGCAGGGTGCCCTTGGCCAGATCGCCGGTCCCGTTGCCGAGGGCGTCAGGGAGTACCGTGGCGAGCGCGAGAAGCAGCGCCTCAGCGAGAAGGAAGAGGCCAAGGAGTCCCGCGAGGACAAGCTGCGCATGGCCGGGATCAAGCGCGACATCGAGAACTCTGTTTTCGAGCGCGACAAGGCCATCAAGACCTACAACCTCGAAACAGACAAGCTGCGTGAGATGCAGCGCCACAACATGTCCAGCGAAGCCCTGTCGGCCCAGAGCCAGAAGGTTGCCATGGCCGGGGTCCTCGTGCAGAGCGCCCACGTGGACATCGCAAGGGATACGCTCAAGGCCAACCTTGCGCGTCAGCCCTCCCAGATCTTCCGTGACCTTGAGTCCAGTGGTGTCATCGCCACGGTGTCGGAGCTGCAGGGCAAGCGCGAATCCGGTGCGCGCCTCACTCCGCAGGAGAGTGCCGAGTTGGCGCGAGCCACCCTGGAGATCGGTCTCAAGACCGGCAACTACGCGGGCCTGCTGCGCAGTGACACGGCACAGGATCGAGTTGCCGCTAACAACGCTGCTGCCCTCATGAAGCAGGCTCAAGCTGCAGCCGCGCAGGGGAATGATGAGGAAGCTCGTAAGCTACAGGCGCGCGCCATGCAGTTCATGATGCAGTCGATGGGCCTCTCCACGGAGGCTCCCGAAGCGCCTCAAACTCTCATACGTCCTCCGTCCAGGTAACCATGGCCGACACCAAGTATGAATGGGATGGTAGCAAGTACGTCCCGTTCAAGAACACTCCGGGTGCCTATGTCATCGAGTGGGATGGCATGGACTGGGTGCCCAGCAAGAACCCCGAGGGGCCCGGTGCCTTCACGAGGGGCCTTGCCACGGGGTGGGAGCAGACCAAGGGTCTCCTCAGCGAGGCTCTCCCGGCCATGGCGCAGTCTGCCCTTGGCTACGACGATGCTGCAAGGGCAAACCTGCAGGCGTACAAGGAGCGCATGGACCGCCTTGACAAGGCTGGTCTCCAGGCCAAGATGTCCTACGAGGATGTCAACAGCCTAGGTACCCTCTACGACTACGGTGCGGAGGCCTTCGGACAGGCACTTCCCTCCATCGCCACGGCACTCATCCCGGGCGTGGGCGTGGGTGCCCTGGGTACTCGCTTCGCTGCGGGAAGGGCCGCCACCGGACTCGTTGCCTCGCGGGCCGCTGCCATCGAGAGTGCCGCGCAGGCTGCGGGCCAGACCGTCACCAAGGAGGCTGCCTACGCCGCTGCGATGCAGCAGGTGAGCCAGCAGATCGGCGCCGCCGCTGGTGCCATGGTGGGCTCTGGCCTGCAGAACATCCCCGAGTCCTTTGCCAACATCTACGATGAGACGCAGCAGTTGCGTCCCGGCGTGGCCTTCGCGGTAGGCTCGCTCAAGAGTGCCCTCGACTCCATCGCTCCCGTGATGCTGCTGCGCAAGACGCAGGGCGTGGAGATGGGCGACAGGCTCACCAACCTCATCTCCTCCAAGCTGCTGAAGGGCAGGCCCGGATGGAGCGGTGCCCTTGCCGGTGCCCTTGAGACTGCTGCCACCGAGGGCTTGACCGAGGGCGCACAGGAACTTCTCGACCAGGCTGCAGTCAACGTCCTCGCGGACAAGAGTTTCAACTGGAAGGAAGTGGTGGACTCCGCCCTCAAGGGTGGCATCGGTGCCGCGCCCATAGGTGGTGCTGCCGGGGCCTATGGTGCTCGTCGTGCCGCCCGTGCCGAGGAGGAGCAGCAGCGCCAGGCCGAGGAGCAGAAGGCCGAGCAGGAAGCCATCACGGCGCAGCAGCGGGCCGCCGAGACCAAGAAGATCGAGAGCCAGCGCGCCGCCTACCTCAGTGCGGTGCAGCTCCCCGAGGCCTATGCCGCTGCGCGGGAGTACGACCCCGCCAAGCTGCTGGGTCCCGAGGCTCCCATCACGGACAAGATCAAGCGCAAGCTGGCCATGCGCCAGAACCTCAGCACCGATGAGGAAGGCGCCCTTGTCAACATGAGCCCCCAGGAGTTCGAGCGTTACATCAAGCTCTCCCTGGACGAAGATCCCGAGATCATCAAGGACATCCCGGAGATCGGCGCCTACGAGTTCATGAACGAGACCCCGCCTCCCGTGCCCAAGGGTCCCGCTCCTGATGCCATCTCCGAGATCTACAGCACCGTACTTGAGAACATCCCCACTACCAACAAGGGTACTCGGGATGCCAACCAGATGTTCACTCCCGGGTTCCTTGCAGAGCTTGGCCTGCAAACCACTCCGGAGCAGAACAAGGAAGTCCTTGCGCGCCTCGTGGCAGAGGGCGAGGTGGTGCAGAAGGGTGCCTTCTTCCGCTTCACCACTGATGCCGAGAAGGAAGCCTTCGACGTTCGCCGCGATCCCAAGCTGGCCGAGGCCCTCAACGCGGAGAAGCCCGACACCAAGCTGCAGAAGCGGTGGCTTGAAAAGGCACTGGGCCGGGAGATCCAGGATCCCACCTCCGTGCCCAAGCTCTTCAAGATGCTTGAGCGGGAAGGCCTCGTCGTACAGAAGGGCCCCTACTGGCAGCGCGTGGAGCCGATGCAGGTGGATCGCAAGATGCGCCAGCGTCTCTTCGCGATGGGCTACGAGCCCTCCGACATCGAGACCATGTCGGGCAAGGAAGCCTACGACATCATCTCCAACAACACCTGGCCAGGCACGGGGAACATCCCCGCCACCCAGCCTGCAGCGCAGCCCGTAGCCCCGGAACCCCCGACTCAGGTTACCCCGGCACCCACGGCTGTTGCCCCGACACCCGCTCCGGTGCAAGTCGAGCCGCCTGCCCCGACACCCGTGGCTTCCCCGCTGGACGATCCAGGCTTGAAGACCCTCTATGATCTCGGAAAGCAGCGCGGCTATATAACTTTTGACGAGATCAATGCTTCTGTCCCGAATCTCGAAAAGGTATCTGTCGAAACGATTGAAGCGTTTCTGCAGGAGCTGAGTTCGGCAGGCATCGCTATCGTGGATACGCCTCCAACGCCGGAGCCTTCAACCCCTGCGGCAGAGACTCCACCACCTAAGCCTGCTGCACCCGAAGTTCCACCGGCACAGGAAGTTCCTGCAATCAAACCGGCAAACCCGCTACTTGAAGACTACAATATTCAACGTCTCGTGGCTATAGTCAACAGGGAAAAGTTTGCCACCTACGATCAGATCAAGCAAAGACTTGAGAAGGTGCCCCCTTCCCTCAGGCAGGATGGGGATGTCGAAACAATTGCCGCGTACCTGCGATCCCTGGGAGCAGCGGTCGTAGAGGATCCTGTCCCACAGGAACTCAAAGATAACGTCGCGCTCAACGAAAAGATTTTTGGGGAAAAGATCGTCTCCTTGGCCGAGATAGACGATATCGCCAACATTGGACAACGTTTCGCAATTAGGGAGTACTTTAGAAAGCAAGGCATCCTGGGAGCCATCACTGAAGGCAAGCCCATCAAGATAATTCCCAAAGATGTTGCACGCATTCTTGACGACAACAGCAAAGTATTTGACGTAAAGGTTGTAGGCAAAGACCAGATCCTCAAAGCTATTCCGGAACTCAATCTTGACAAGTACGCTTCGTACTTGAAGGAGATTGAACTCCTACTTGCCAGAAACAATACGCTTGTGGTGGATCGCATTCCAAGCGAGAAACCTACCATCGCGTCAGATACTTGGGCAGGTTGGCCGGGCGAGCTTCCTCTCGGTAGAAAGAATGTCCTGTTCGGCAGCAAGCTGCGCAATGAAGCAGCTCTGTACGTGTACCGCAAGAACCTTCCGTTTGATACCAATGCGAAGAACATGCTTGCGTATCTTTCTTCGGAAACTCGGCGCACAGGCAAGGAACATGCTTTTGCAGTTGACGTGAACGGAGGACTGATCGACGTTGTCACGGACGGCAACACCTCTTCGGTGTACTCGGGCGACAAGATTGCAAGGCAATTGCTGGATCCCACCAACAAGGCCATGTACGTACACTCTCATCCTGACAACACATCCTTTTCAAAGGGCGACCTTCGTAATTTTTCCGGTGATGGCAGGAGATATCAAAGGGTCAATGCAGTCAGAAGCATTGATGGCAACACGTATTTTGCAATCAAGCCCAACGAACTCATGGGCGTTGACTACTACATTCCCATGGGTACGCTGAGCATGATGGCTTATGATACCTCAATAAAGATCACTCCTGACTTGGCAGATGGAGTTGCTGATGACGGAAGGCGCTGGGAGTTTGCAACTCGCCTAGCCAACTTGATGCTTGCCCGCACCGGCATGATCCACTACACTGAAGCGTTGGAGGATACTCCCGGCGGGAGCTTCTCCGACTTGGAAAAGTTCTACCGCAAGTACAACTTGAACGTAGACAAGATACTGGATGACTTTGCCGCTGAAGCCGAGACCTGGCTTGAAAAGCATTTTGACAATTACCCCCAAGAGGAATCCAAACTAAGGAAAGCATTCGATGCAGGAAAAGATTACAGGGGCGTATACTATCGATATGCCCAATCCCTTGGGTCCCCCGGAGGTCTTGAGCGAATTCTGGCGGGAACTGAAGACCCTTCCTCCCTCTCGGGAGAAGCAGGACGCCCAGAGGGACTTCCAGGCCGCACTGCAGGAGAGGCGCAAGAGGAAGCTCCCGCTGCCGAAACTCGACGGATAGCACCCGGCAGCCTCGTTGACTTCATGCGGGACCAGGAGAAGGGGGAAGTCCCCGGTCTCATCCTGCCCGAGGATTTCCCTGAGGACAGCCGCAAGATCGTGGATACCATGCAGCAACGCTTCGACAAGCAGATGCGTGGGGGTGAAGCCTTTGCCGAAGATATCTCCTGTGGGTAAGACATGACGGTATGCAATCCGGCCCGCTCTGGGGTCATCGACAATACCCTCGCCAAGGTGGTGGAGCTTCGCTCCCTCATCGAAGCTGGCCACCTGCAGCCCTCCCTGCTGAAGCTCATGAGCAACGCGCAGCGTTACCTCAGCGGCTTCATCAGCATCGACAACCTGGCCACGCGCTTCCCGGCCTTGCGTCCCTATGTCAAGGCCCTCAAGCTGGGCGAAGAACTGCGCGCGCGCATGGGGCACAGGTACCAGCCCGTGATGCGCAAGGTGGCGGCGCTCTCCTCCAAGCAGTCCCGCGACATGATGCGCATGCTGGAGATCGAGAACGCCGAGGAGACCCTGGCCACGGAGAACCCCGATGGCAGCGCCTCCATCGTCGCCACCGAGGACCACGTGGGATCGAAGACGGGGGACATCGTCACTCTGCCAAAAGAACTCAACGCACTGCGGCGCGAGGTGCGAGTCATCCTTGACGACATCTACGACAACGTCATATCCTCCGTCAAGGCCTCCCTCGGCTTCGACCCTGCGATGTCCATCAGCGACATCGAGAACCTCCCCGTGCAGGGACGCAACGAGGAGGAGACCCAGAAGCTCAAGGACGACAACATGGCTGCCGCCTCCGTGCTGCGCAGCATCGAGAACGCCAGACGCAAGGGCTACTTCCCGCAGGTGCGCCGTGGTGCATGGGCGGTGGAGTACTACATCGGGGACCAGAAGCACATCGAGGCGTATGACTCGGTGCTGGCTGACGGACTTCCCGCCCTCGACAGGTTCCCCGCCCTCAAGAGTTCCCGCGCCAAGGCCGAGGCGCGCATGGCCCAGCTCAAGAAGGAAGGCGTACAGACCATCAAGCTCAGGGACCTGCAGGCCGAGCAGGAACTCTACGACCTGTACCTGCCCTCCAGCAACGAGATGGACCGCATCGACGTTCTCTTCCAGGCCATCATGACGCCCAACAAGAATGATCCGCAGAAGCAGGTGGCGGACATCCTCAAGCGCATGAAGGTGGAGGCCGAGAAGCGCAAGCAGCCGCGCCTGCGCAAGAGGTACAACATCCCCGGATGGCTGCGCGAGGACAACTACGATACCTACTTCCGCAGTACCTTCGCGCCCTTCTCCTACCAGATGACGGACTGGATTGCCAACAAGGCCACGGAGGGAACCCGCCGGGCTGCTATCTCCAAGATCCAGGATCCCAAGCTGCGCATCATCGCGGAGAAGCAGGAGCAGTACCTCCACAGCAACGAGGCCCTCGTGGCCAAGCTCAAGAGCGTGGCTTTCCTCTATACCCTTGGCGGTAACCTGTCCTCCGCGCTGGTCAACCTCACCCAGCTCCTGCACACCACGGTGCCCTTCCTCGGGGGCGTGGGCGGCACGGGCAATGCGGTGAAGGAACTCAGCATCGCCACCACCACCATCATGCGCAACATCAAGTTCTCCCTGGATCCCGACAAGATCCTCGACGTGGACAAGATGTCGGGTGTCACGCAGGACGAGAAGGAAATGATCAAGGAGCTTTTCCGCAGCGGCTACGCGGAAGCCCTCCTCACTCGTGACCAGGCTGGCTCCCTCCTCGCGCAGTCCCAGATCGAATCCGTCTACGGGCTGGGCCAGAAGGCGGGCAAGGTCCTCGAAGCCTTCTCGCTGCCCTTCTCCATGGCCGAGCAGATCAACCGTCTCAGCACCGCCCTTGCTGCATACCGCATGGCGAAGAACGAGGCTGCCTTCCAGCGCATCCAGAAGTTCGCCAGGAACGTGGGGCAGGAGGTCAATGACCGGGTGGATGCGGCCAAGTTCGCCGTGGAGGAAACCCAGTTCTCCATGTCGAAACCCTTCCGTGCCCAGTACATGCACGGCCTTGTCCCGGGCCTCGTCTTCCAGTTCGCCACCTTCCCCTTCAAGATGCTGGGCTTCATGCGCCGAGCCGCCGAGTACTACGGTGGCAAGGGCATCATGTCCACCGACGAGGGCAAGAAGGTCCTTGGCCTCATGCTCCTGGGGGTGTTTGCCACGGCGGGGCTGTGGGGCCTGCCCTTCGCTGGACCTGCCGGGGACCTCATCGACAAGCTCACCAACATGGTGGGCCCCTACCTTGGCATGAGCCCCACGGCCTTGAAGTCCCAGCTCCGGGAAACCATGCAGCAGTTCTTCAAGGAGGTGCCCTCCCTCAGCTTCATGGGTACCCCGGCGGAGCTGGCCGACTACGTGCTCAACGGGCCCTTCCGTGCCCTTGGTGTTGACATATCCAAGAGGACGGCCCTCGACCTCAACCTCAACAACATGCTCACCATGGACCTCATGAACATGGGTCCCCTCATGGGCGCGGTGGTGGGTGGTGCCGAGGAAGCCTACAAGTACCAGCAGAAGGGCATGCCCCTCATGGCGCTTGCCTCCCTGCTGCCCGTGGCCTTCCGCAACGTGGCCCGCGCCGTCACCATGCAGGAACTTGGCTACGTTACCCCTGGCAAGATGGAGCCCGTTCTCCCCGCCAAGGAGCTGCAGGGCGTCCGGGACTTCGGCAAGGTGGCCGTGGGCTTCACCCCCACCGAGGTGGCCAAGGCCCGCGAAGCCAAGGAAGAGACCAAGGATCTGGGCCAGCGCATGGACCGCATACGCAAGTCCTATGCGGATAGCATCGCCACCGCACAGGCTCGTGCCCTGGAGACCGGGGATCCCTCCTACAGGCAGGAGGCCCAGCGCCTGCGGCGAGAGGTTGCCCAATACGACAAGGGCAGGCCCCTCAGGGACCGCATCGTCCAGGATCCCGACTCCTTCCAGAAGAGCATCGCCAAGAAGGTGCAGGAGTACCGTCGTCCGCAGAACCTTGAGGACGTGCCGAAGTCCGTGCGCCCCGAGTACGCTCGCAGGCTACGGGAGGAATAATGGACTTCATCGAGATCGTATCGCGCCTCTGGCCCTTGGGCCTGGGGTTCGTCACCCTCGTCATTCTCCTTGCCAAGATGGACAACAGGTTGGCCGTGGTAGAAGAGAAGATCAAGACCCTCTTCGACCTCTTCAACAAAAAGTCTTGACTTGCAGTGTGCGGCCTCCTAGTATTCAGAGATGCTGCACATCTTCATTGGCTATGACTCTCGGGAGGACATCGCCTACAAGGTAGCCGCGCATAGCATCAAGCGGCATTGTAGCGTCCCCTGCATTGTCACCCCCCTCAAGCTGGATTCCCTCAAGGCTGCAGGGAAGTACTGGCGCACATCTTATCGGGAAGGCAACCAGATGATCGACGTGGGGGACGGGAAGCCGTTCTCTACGGAGTTCTCCTTCTCGCGCTTCCTTGTGCCTCACATCGCCCAGCGGCATGGAATAGAGGACCTGGTGGTCTTCGTGGACTGCGACTTCCTCTTCTTCGATGACATCAAGAAGATGCTCCAGTTCTGCGACCCCGATGTGGCAGTCTCGGTGGTGAAGCACAAGTTTGTTCCCAAAGAAACCGTCAAGATGGACGGGGTGGCGCAGACGCAGTACCAGCGTAAACTGTGGTCCTCCCTCATGGTTCTGAATCCGCTGCACCCCCACTGCCGGAAGCTGGACCTCGAAGCAGTCAACACACAGAAGGGGTCGTGGCTGCACGGTTTCGAGTGGACGGACTCCATAGGGGAAATCGACGAGACGTGGAACTGGCTTCCATACCACAGTCCCACCACGCGCTACTCTTACGAGAGCCCGAAGGCTGTGCATTTCACTGACGGGGGCCCGTGGTTCGCCAACTACAAGGATGTCCCCTACGCTGCCGCTTGGCAGGCAGAGCGCCGTCTTGTCGAACACGAGTTCTTCAACTGGAAACATGTGGTGGACCTCTACAAATGAGAATCGTTACTTCCTGGGGGCCGAAGGGCTGGGACCTTTACGGCAAGAACTTCCTCGATTCCACGCGCCTGTGGGACTCCAACATCTCCCTCACCATCTACGTGGACGGGATGGATCCATCGGAAGTCTCATGCGACCATAGGGCCATCACCGTCAAGAGGCTTGAGGAGGTGGAAGGATTCACTGCCTTCCGCTCCCTGCACCCGGACAAGAATGGGGAAACCCCTGAGGGATACAACTACCGTCTGGATGCACTGAAGTTCTGCGCCAAGGTCTTCGCCCTCCACGATGCCGCCATGGACGAGAGCCCCTTCCTCTGGCTCGACGGGGACGTGGTGACTCGCAAGCCCCTCACCCTGGAGTGGCTGCGCAATATCTGCAAGGGACACATCACCCACCTCGGGCGCAAGGGCATCAACTACAGCGAGACCGGCTTCATCTACTTCGCCGGTAACGAGGGGCGCACCCTCATCGCCGACATGTACGACCTGTACATGACCGGGGAGATCTTCAATTACAGCGAATGGACCGACGCCTTCATCTTCGAGCGTGTCCTCCAGCTTCACAAGCTTCACGGGCTTGAAGCCCACAACCTTGTCGATCCCGAGTATGTCGGACTCGACGCTTTCGAACATAGCTCGATCAACGACGTGTTCGTACATCTCAAGGGTAACCGAAAGACCAAGGTTGTCCAGGGCCTCAAGACCCGCTATGACCAGCTCCTCGCGCTCGTCCAGCACTACATGCCACGAGTCATCCTCGAAACCGGAACCTGGAACGGTGACCGTGCTATGCAGATGGCGCAGGTCGCGTTTGCGAAATGGGATCACGTTGTCTATCACGGCTATGACCTCTTCGAGGAGGCGTCAGCGGATACCGACGCCAAGGAGCACAACGTCAAGAAGCACTACTCCCTCGACGAGGTGACGGCAAAGCTCAACGAGTTCGCCGCCGCCATGAAGGAGAAGGGCAAGCACTTCGAGTTCCATCTCCATCGAGGGGACACGAAGGATACGCTGCGCGAGATGCTGGGCGTGGACTTCGCGTGGCTCGACGGCGGCCACTCGGCGGCGACCATCGCACACGATTGGGCGCAATGCAAGCGGGTCCCGGTCGTGGTCTTCGACGACTACTACACCCCGGACAACAACGGCGGCATCCCCGCTGCCGAGTTCCGTGGAGTGGAGGCTGTCTTCACCACCATCCTCCGCGACAAGAAGGTCTACAAGTCCAAGGATGCGGTGCAGGGAGGGGGCATCGTCAACATCGCGGCGGTGGGTGACGGTCTCCCGGATCTCCCTGCTGCCGGGATGGGCGCCATGCCCCTCAAGGTTACGGCCCAGGACTGCATGCCCAAGGACCACATCATCAACAACGTCAAGGAGAACCTTGGCCTGTTGACGCGGTGGGTGACCAAGGCGAAGCCCCATGACCGCAAGCTGGTCATCGTGTCGGCGGGCCCCGACATCCACAAGCGCAGGGACAAGATCATCAAGATGTGGCGCGAGGGTGCCGACATCGCGGTGGTGAAGCACTCCCTTCCCACGGTGGTGAGCTGGGGCGTGGACCCCGAGTATCTGGTGCTGCTGGATCCCCGCGACGTTGCCGGTATCTCTACCCACGGGATCAAACGCAAGGATCTCATGGAGGATATCCCCCCAAGCACCAAGGTGCTGGTGGCCTCGATGTCCGATCCCAGCGTCACCCGGCACGTCATGTCAAAGACCAAGAACGTGTGGGGCTGGCATGCGATGACGCAGGCCCTCATCAAGAGCGAGGTCTTTCCCGAAGGGTCCCTCCTCATCAACGGGGGGACGTGTGCTGCGTGGAGGGCCCTCTCCCTCGCGCAGTCCTTGGGGTATAGCGAGTTCCACCTCTTTGGCTTTGACTTCTGCTACCCCGAGGGGCAGATCGACAAGAAGGCCAAGGACGAGCAGGGCCGCCCCAAGTACATGGAGATCACCATCGGGCAGACCGGCAAGAAGTTCTGGAGCACGGGGGAACTCATTGCCGCCTCGCAGGATGCCCAGTACTTCTTCGAGAACTCCAAGCAGATGGGCTTCCGCGTGTGGTGCTACGGTGAGGGCATCGGTCCCACCATCTGGAAACTCATCCTGGGGGACAAGAAGCAGGACCTGCCCAGTCTCAAGGAGGTCTTCAAGTGAACATCCTCGTCCTGCCGGATAGCCACGCCCGCCCGGGGGTCAACCCCCGCCGCTTCCGCTGGCTCCTCAAGTACCTGCAGGACACCTCCCCCGACATACTCCTCTGCCTTGGGGATCTGGCGGACATGCCCTCCCTCAGCAGCTATGATGGCAGTAGCCTCACGGGGAGTGGGAAGCGCAAGGCCTCCTTTGATGGCAGGACGGTAGCTGCCGACATCGAGGCTGCCAACGTGGCGCTGCGCATCCTGGGGGAGTGGAAGGGCAAGAAGGTCTTCCTCATGGGGAACCACGAGGCCCGCATTGACAGGGCGCTGGACAACGTCCCCGAGTTGCAGGGTACCCTAAGCACCTCCAACCTCTTCCTCCATGGGTGGGAGGTGGTGCCCTTCCTTGAGGAGTACGAGGTGAAGGGGATGGCGGCCTCCCACTACTTCGTCACGGGCGTGATGGGGAAGAGCGTGGGTGGGGAGTACCCCGCCGCAACCCTCCTCAAGAAGCAGTACCGCTCATGCATCATGGGCCACTCTCATATCTGGGACGTGGCGGTGCGCAAGGGCAAGCACAAGATGATGGGTCTGGTGGCCGGGTGCTACCTTGACCCGCAGCAAAAAGAAGGGTATGCTGGGCCTGCCCAGGCCATGTGGACCTCCGGGGTTACACTACTCAAGGGTGTGTCGGGGGGATTTCCCCAGGATGGCTGGGAGTTCATCAGCACCCGCAGCTTGGAGAATACCTATGGCTAAGTCCCCGGCATGGCAGCGCAAGGAAGGGAAGAATCCCGCAGGTGGCCTAAATGCCAAGGGCCGCGCCTCCTACAAT